GTAGAACCAGCACCTGTAGAGCCTGTAGCACCAGTAGCACCAGCCCCTGTTGAGCCAGTAGCACCAGTAGAACCAGCACCTGTGCTACCAGTAGGACCAGTAGAACCAGCCCCTGTTGATCCTGTAGCTCCTGCAACGCCCGTAGGACCTGTTGCCCCCGCCCCAGTATTACCTGTAGCGCCTGGAATACCAGTAGGGCCTGTTGCCCCTGCCCCAGTAGGGCCTGTAGATCCTGTGTTACCTGTAGCTCCAGTATTTTCCGCCGTTCCAGCGGGGCCTGTTACTCCCGTAGCACCAGTTGGACCATCAATGCCATCAAGATTCACATTGTAGGTTGCTGATCCGAATGTTCCTCTTATATTTGTTATATCTTGAACACTCATGAGACCCGTAGAGGCTGTATAGCTTGTAACACTGGCTTCAAAGCGATTTGCGGGGACTGATGCACTAACTACGATGATAGAGTTCCCAGTGATATAGGCCAGGTTTATTCCAACAGTGAATGTGGCTGTTCCACCGGATGTTGGGCTGAGATTCGCCACTGTACTCGTTAAAAATCTATCACCGTTCAAGCCTGTAGCACCAGTTGCGCCAGCGGGCCCTGTTCCAATGGGCCCCGTCGAGCCTGTAGGGCCAGTTACTGTAGAAGCTGCCCCAGTGCTTCCCGTTAGACCTGTAGAGCCTGTATTGCCTGTAGCACCTCCCTGTCCAGTTGGCCCTGTAGAGCCTGCCTGCCCGCTTGGCCCCGTAGACCCTATTTGCCCGGTTGGTCCAGTAAGAGTGGAGGGGGCGCCTGTTGGCCCAGTAACGGTAGAGGCAGCACCTGTGGAGCCAGTAGACCCTGTTTGCCCGGTTGGCCCAGTAACAGTAGAAGCATTCCCAGTGGGACCTGTCAAGCCTATCGATCCAGTAGGCCCATCAACCCCCTGTAGATTCACATTATAGATCGATGAACCAAATGTCCCTTGAACATTTAAAATACTATTAATAACAACGGCGCCGCTGGTGGAAGAATAAGTCTGGATGCGCCCTTCAAAACGGTTTGCGGAGTTTGCGGAATCAACGACGGCCACTGAGTTACCAGTAATGTAAGCCAGGCCACTGCCAATAGTGAGACTCTGAGACCCTCCAAGGACTGGTGTCGGGGTCACGGCGCTTGTCGTGGCCGATACATATTTATCTCCCTGTATTCCTGTGGGACCCCTTGTGCCAGTGGCGCCCGTTACTCCCTGAAGGCCGCCATAGGGCAAAAGTCTCCAGGTTGTCACACCATCTCCTACCTTAAATAAATGAGTATCAGATTCAATCGCCATTTCTCCAACTGCTAGCACAGGATTACCCGCAGTCCATTCACTGGCCGTTCCTCTACGAAACTGTAGCTGAACAAAGGGCATTCTCTATTTAAATGTGATAGGATTAAATATGGCCAATAAGATCCAAGGGAATGCGATTCCTATTGCAATCTTACTTCCTTTCTGTCCCCATAAGACGCTTGTATTCGGCGTCGCTCAGAAATCCCAGTTCATCGTACATGGGAACAATGAGTTGTGGAGCCGGTGTAGTGTATACAGGCGCAGTATAGGGCCGGCCCTGCTCTGCATCCCAGATTGCATTTGAATCGGCACTAAATAAGAAACTGTCCAGTTCCTGTTTATTCAGGCCGAGCCGACGTCCCTCCGCCCTCGCATGCACTGCGGTAAGCTTGCGATACTCTGTAATACGGGCAATAACTACAGGGTCGTTCATCTGTAGTTCCCCTAAATCCATACTCCTTCGTCAATTTTATAAAAACAATACATAAAGACCCCGTAGAGTTCTAGCATAGTATGTCAGATCATAAGGTGATTCTGCTGAGCATGGTCAAGAATGAGAGCCGGATCATTGAGCGCCTCATGGGCTCCGTGAAGGGTAAGGTGGACGCAATTGTAATCTGCGATACCGGATCTACGGATGATACTGTGGAAAAGGCGAGGGCATGGCTCGCAACCAATGATATGTCTGGCAGTATTTTTGAATATCCTTTTAAGAACTTTGGTAAGAGCCGTACTGAGTCTTTTCACTCGTGCCAGCGCTGGGTGACCGATGCCGGTTGGGATGCAAGTAAGACCTGGGCGCTCCTTCTTGATGGTGATATGATGCTATCTGATCCTCTTGACCGGGCTCAGCTGGCCACCCTTGACCTAGCGCAAGCCGGTGTGTCCCTTAAACAGTCAGCAGGCAGCCTGATCTATAGTAATGTCCGTGTCCTCCGTTGTTCGGAGCCCTGGATCTGTAAGGGTGCAACGCATGAGGCCTGGACCTGCCCCCACAACAAGCATACAACTCTTCTGCAGAGCCCCGTACTCATTGATCACGGCGACGGCGGGTGTAAGGCCGACAAGTACCCTCGGGATGTCCGACTTCTGAAGGAGGATCTCGAGGAGATGCCTAATGATACGAGAACGCACTTTTATCTCGGCCAGACATATTTATGTATGCGGGACTGGCCAAATGCGATTACTACTCTCAAACGCCGCATTGAACTCGGGGGGTGGGACGAGGAAGTCTATATTGCCCGTCATTATCTCGGGGAGTGCTACGAGAACATGGGAGACTCTGCAAATGCCATCTATACCCTGTTGGGGGCATGGCAGGCCCGCCCGTTTCGGACAGAGGCTATGATACGTGCCATCCGTATCTATCGCAGAGAGTCAAAGTCACAGCGGCTTGCCATGATGCTATTCGAGAAACTCTTTCTTGCCCAGACAGGCGAGGACTTTTTTACTGGGGCAAAACTCACCCTTCCTCTTCAGAATCATGACCAGCTTTTTGTGAATCGCCGTGATGTCGATCACGATATGTGGGAGGAAGTGGCGATTCTCGGATTCTATACAGATGCGAGGCCCCAGACATGGCTGCGCCTGGATGAGTTCGACCTGAAAAACAAACTCAACTGGCACGAATTCAATGGGATTTTTGGGCATTTGCATTGGTATGACTGGTGCTTGAAGCCGAGGCGTCATACTCGTTTCCAGATTCCTTTGGAGCGTCTTCCCTGGGCCACAGAGCCCGAGGCCGGCTGCTGGCAACCTTTTAATCCGAGCATCCGTATCAAGCCGGATAGAAGCGGCTACAGTGTCAATCTGCGATGCGCCAACTATTATACAGCAGAGGCAAAGCATTATCACTATCGGGCATTCCACGGACAGGTGCTAACTCGCAACTGTCTTATGGATGTGCCAAAGGAGGCGGGGTGGAATAATCCCACCAGCCTTGAAGAGATTACTATCGACCCGAAGTTCTCCCAGCATGATCATTACATTCGTGGTGTTGAGGACTGTCGTCTGATTCAGGGAACCTCGGAACAGGAGTTTCTGGGGACGTCTCAGTCCTATTCGGATAATAAGACGAATAAGATTTTCCATGTGTGGCGGAAGGGGGACGAGTCCACCTGGAGTCTGAAGCAGCTTGCCTTGCCTGAGGGTGTGGGCCCAGGCGAGACCCAGAAAAACTGGCTCGGCTTTCGGAATTCAGCAGGAGAGCTGAACTATATCTATAGCTTTTCTCCCTTTCGGATCTGCTCTGCAGAAGGAAAGACTATTGTTAATGTTGATACTACAAAGACCCCCCTCTCACTGAAAGAGTATCGTGGATCTGCTGGACCGGTTCCTTGGACCTCTACTGCGATTTCCGAGGAAGCATATCTGTGTGTGATGCATAAGGTACAGATTGGTGATGAGGGCCGCCGTTACTATCACCGCTTCATGACCCTGGACAAGGATCTGAAGCCTTCTCGTGTGTCTTGCTTCGTAAGGTTCACCAAGGAGCGGGTTGAGTACTGGTCTGGAATGTGTGAGAGCCTAGAGGGAGATTCCTATTGGATCACCTATGGAACGAGGGACTCTGAGGGTTATATTGCCGAAATGGCCTTTGCAGCTATTGAACAGCTTCTCATGTACAATATGAAGACGGGTGTGGTTCAGAATACAGTGGAGAGGCTGAAGGCAATCTCTAACTTTTAAACATATGCCCCATTCCTTTACTGTGAAGCCCCTACAGTTATCTTATAAGCTAAATACGCCCAGCCCTTAAAGGAGTGGACATATTTTGGTACGACACGCTGTATTTATAGCATAGCAACCCAGTTGAAGGGAACAGACACGCCTCCTGAAGCATTCCAGCTATAGGCAGTAAAGCCGCTGCTTGAGGCTGAACCTATAGAAATCCAGGAGGCAGATCCATTTGTAACTGTTGCAGTAATATTTGGTATAGAGGGAAATGTTGGGGCAAAGCCGACTGCCTGTGTAAAGGCGCTGATATCTGTCGTAGCGCTTCCGTATTGTATGCTAACGCCAGGGGAGCCTGTGGGGCCCGTACAGCCCGTATGGCCTGTGGGGCCTGTATTCCCTGTAGGGCCTAATACACCAGGAACCATCGTCGATAGATATGTAGGAAGGCCACTAATAACACTAGCTGGATTTGTAGTATTAAAAATTGCTGTTTGATATCTAACAGTACCGGTGATAGTGAAGTATGTAGTCTGATAAGAATAACCTGAGAATTCAAAGACTAGACTGTTATAACCATCAGTCAGCGTTATACAGGGTGCAGGAGTATTATTAGGATATAAAGTTACAATAGCGCTTAATAACGTTACCCAAGGTGTTACATTCGTTCTATTGATATCAAGGATGTTTACATACAGGGTAGCAGCATAAGGAGTAGATGGTGCAGTATAGTTGCTAGTATTAATACGCATACCACCAGCAATAGTTTCATCTCCATTATTGAGCCATACCTCAATAGTAGGATTACCATTTAGACCAGTAGGGCCTGTAGGGCCTGTTCCAAGAGGTCCTGTATCGCCTGTAGGGCCAGTAGGGCCTGTAGGGCCTGTAGGGCCTGTAGGGCCTGTAGGGCCAGTAGGGCCTGTTCCAAGAGGTCCTGTATCGCCAGTGGGGCCTGTCTCACCAGTAGGGCCTGTTCCAATGGGGCCTGTATCGCCAGTAGGGCCTGTCTCAGTAGAGGGATCACCAGTAGGGCCTGTGGGTCCTGTTCCAATGGGTCCTGTATACCCAGTAGGGCCTCTTGCACCAGTATTTGCCGCCGTTCCTGGTATCCCTTGTAAATTTGCAACAAGAGTCCAGCCAGGTCTTAAACTTATGGAAGACACGGTAGTTGAAGTTATTTTACGAATCACAGCATTTGTTCCTCCTACAACATATAGATTATTACTAGAATCACGTACTACAGTAGTTAAACTATTATAAAACTGAGCAGTAGCCTTTGGGCCATCGACATATCCATTGTTACCATTTCCTGCATAAGTGGTGACATTGCGTGATGTGTCTATCTTACGAACGACATTATTATTGTATTCTACGACATAGACATTCCCTGTAGAATCTGTCCCAAGACCAAATGGACTGTTAAACTGAGCAGTTGCCCCAGGTCCATCGACATATCCAGCTGTTCCACTTCCTGCATAATCACTGATTGTTTGACTAGTATTTATTTTATAGATTTTATTTGTACTAATGCCACTAACAAATAGATTACCCGCAGCATCATGTGTTAGTCCAATTATACTTATCCCAGCAGGTAAGGTTGCATAGGTAGTAACAGTGGCACTATTGTTTATGTCTATTTTCCAAATTTTTTTATTACCATTGTCACAAACATATAGATTGTTTGAACTATCACAGGTAATGTTCTGAAGCTCACCAAATCCAGCCACAATTCCAGAGACAAAAACGGTGGCAGTTCCTTGAGCATTCAACCTGAATATACTATTCGTAGCTTGATCTGCTACATAAACGTTATTTGAAGTATCAAGGGCAATGCCAGCAGGTATATTAATTGTTTGACAGAATGAACGAACATAGTTGCTAGTATCTTGTTTTAATACTTTATATGGATAAGCAGCTATATAAAAATTACCAGATAGATCTCGCACCATTTGAAAAACAGTATATGCATTAATCGCTAATGAGTTCGAACTTACGTATAAATTACTGGTATCAGTATCTATATAGGAATCGCCAGTCTGCCCAATATTAACTGGCACTCCAGGCGCAGCATAAATAGATAATCCACTAGGACCAGTGGGCCCCGTATAGCCAGTAGCCCCTGTACCGGTCGCCGTTCCATTCAAGCCTGGTGCTCCAGTAGGACCAGTAGGACCAGTATCTCCTGTATAGCCAGTAGCTCCTGTACTGGTCGCCGTTCCATCTAAGCCTTGTGCTCCAGTAGGGCCTAGATTACCTGTAGGGCCTGTATCGCCAGTAGCCCCTGTGCTGGTCGCCGTTCCATCCAAGCCTTGTGCTCCAGTAGGGCCAAGAGAGCCTGTTGGCCCTGTATAGCCTGTTGGCCCTGTATAGCCTGTTGCACCTGTTGTACCACTGCCGCTCGATATTCCTGCAGGCCCAGTAGCTCCAATAGAGCCAGTAGGCCCTGTGAAGCCAGTGCCTCCTAATCCAGTGGCTCCTGTAGCTCCTGTTGATCCAAATCCAGTAGGCCCCGTGAAGCCAGTGCCTCCTAATCCAGTGGCTCCTGCAGGCCCAGTAGCTCCAAGGGAGCCCGTAGGCCCTGTCACCCCAGTGGATCCTAATCCAGTGGCTCCTGTAACGCCTGTAGCTCCAAGAGAGCCAGTAGGTCCTCTTTCTCCTGTAGAGCCAGTTGATCCTGTGTTACCTGTGGATCCTGCAGAGCCCGTAGCACCTGTTACTCCTGTTGCTCCTGCAGATCCGGTCGGACCCGTAGCCCCTGTAGCGCCTGTTACTCCTGCAGAGCCTGCAGATCCGGTCGGACCCGTAGCCCCCGTATTAGAGGCAATACCCATCGGCCCAGTCCATCCTGTTTGTCCCGTATGCCCTGTGAATCCTGTAGGGCCAGTGGCTCCCGTATTTTCTGCCACACCAGGAACCCCTTGAGGGCCTGTCCAGCCTGTCCATCCTGTTGATCCTGTTACACCCAAAGGTCCCGTAGCACCCACACGCCCTGTAGGGCCTGTCACGCCCTGAGGGCCCAGAGGGCCCTGAACCCCTGTCCATCCTGTCTGTCCCGTGGGGCCAGTCGCCCCAAATCCTGTGGGACCTGTCCTCCCCGTTTGCCCAGTGCTACCAGTTACTCCAATAGGACCTGTATTTCCCGTAAAACCTGTTGGGCCAAAATCACCAGTTACTCCTGTTGCTCCAAACCCAGTGGGACCTGTAAAGCCAGTTTGCCCCGTCCATCCCGTCCATCCTGTGAGCCCTGTAGGACCAGTCTGACCGGTGGGCCCTGTCATTCCAGTTTGTCCCGTCCATCCTGTAACTCCTGTGGGACCGGTTGGCCCCGTATTCCCTGTGACTCCAGTTGGCCCTGTCAGGCCCGTAGGCCCCGTCCATCCTGTAGGTCCGGTGGCTCCAGTATTTTCTGCCGTACCAGGAATCCCTTGATCTCCAGTGGCTCCTGTGGGACCAAGATCACCCGTGTTTCCTGTTACTCCAGTAGGCCCTGTCCAGCCTGTAGCCCCAACTGCACCAATAGACCCAGTGGCTCCTCTAGACCCCGTGGGGCCCGTGCCGCCCAGCCCTGTTGCTCCCGTAAATCCCGTAAATCCAAATGGGCCAGTAGGTCCAGTAAGCCCTGTTGCTCCGAATCCAGTAGGGCCAGTGGCACCTGTTGAGCCTGAAGGTCCAGTAGCTCCAGTAACCCCTGTAGGACCCGTGGCTCCTGTATTGGTGGCCAATCCCGGGATCCCTGTGGGCCCCGTGTTTCCTACATCCCCTTGTGGACCAACCTCACCAGGATCTCCTTGATTTCCAGTAGGACCCGTATCGCCCATATTTCCTGTAGGTCCTCTCGCTCCCGTATTGGCTGCTGTGCCAGGAATGCCTTGAGGGCCTGTAGAGCCAGTGGGTCCTGTGCGGCCAGTGGCTCCAGTATTTGCTGCAGTGCCCGCAGGACCAGTATTACCTATAAAACCGGTTGGACCTATTGAACCGGTGGGCCCAGTCAATCCAGTAGGGCCAGTTCTACCAGTTGCACCTGTCCCTCCTAGCCCTGTAGGGCCCGTAAAGCCCGTAAAGCCCGTGGGTCCTGGGTATCCGGTGACGCCTGTGGGACCAATCTGACCTGTGGGGCCAGAGTGACCAGTGGGGCCCGTGGGCCCCGTGCGACCAGTGGCCCCTGTAAAACCCGTTGCACCTGTGGGGCCAGTGGGGCCTGTAGTTCCAGTGATTCCTAAAGGGCCCGTATTTCCCGTGGCCCCTGTATGGCCTCTGTCACCCATTGGACCAACATCTCCAGGCTGCCCCACAAGCCCCTGCTGCCCTCGACATCCCGTAGGCCCCGTGGCTCCTGTAGATCCTGTGCAGCCTTTCTCGCCTGGAGGGCCACTTTGCCCTCGAATCCCTGTTGGGCCTATTCTTCCCACTCCTGTAGGCCCTGTATTCCCTGTAGGGCCTGGGGGGCCTGATTGACCTGTTGCCACTGTATTAGTTGCAGTACCCGCAGGCCCTGTTGGTCCCGTTCTTCCATTGATTCCTGTGGGCCCCGTGGCCCCTGTTCTTCCTGTGGCCCCTGTTTGCCCTGTAGCACCTGTTCGACCCGTGGCGCCCGTATTGGCAGCCACCCCAGGATTACCTATTGGACCAGTGGATCCGGTAGCACCTGTGGCACCCGTATTAGATGCAACTCCTCCTGGGCCAATGGGCCCGGTGGGACCAATCCTTCCTGTCGATCCGGTTCTACCCGTTGCACCCGTAGCTCCTGTAGGCCCCGTGCGACCTGTAGGACCGGTTGCACCCGTATTGGAGGCCGTGCCCGCTGGACCAGTAAAGCCTGTAGGCCCCGTGCGACCTGTAGGGCCTGTAGCACCTGTGTTAGAGGCCGTGCCTGCTGGACCAGTAAAGCCAATGGCTCCTGTTGGGCCCGTGTAACCTGTGGCACCTGTATTGGAGGCAGTTCCCGCTGGACCAGTAAAGCCCGTAGGGCCCGTGGCTCCTGTGGGACCGGTGATTCCTGTGGGACCGGTTACTCCAATCGCCCCTGTATCTCCAGTCGCCCCTGTATCTCCAGTGGGGCCTGTATCTCCAGTGGGGCCTGTATCTCCAGTGACCCCGGTGGCTCCTGTGTTTGCAGCTAGCCCAGGATTACCTTGCGCTCCAGTTGGCCCCGTGGCCCCAGTATTTGTGGCTATTCCTGGAAGCCCTCGATATCCTTGAGGACCCACATCTCCAGGCTGACCAACTGGACCTTGAGGGCCTCTGCATCCGGTAGGACCCGTGCTACCTGTAGCACCTGTGTTCAGTGCACTTCCATCTATTCCTGCTTGACCGGTGGGGCCAGTTTGCCCAGTAGGGCCGAGTATTCCTGTAGGACCAGTGGCCCCCGTATTTGTTGCAGTTCCTGCGGGTCCTATTCCTCCTGTGCATCCCGTGTACCCCCTGATCCCTGAAGGACCAGTTGGGCCGAGACGCCCCATGGGTCCGAATATTCCTGTAAAACCTGTGGGACCTGTGGTACCTGTGGCACCTGCTACACCTGTAAAACCTGTAGGACCTGTGGTACCTGCGGCACCTGTAAAACCTGTAGGGCCTGTGGCACCTGCGGTACCTGCGGTACCTGCGGTACCTGCTGTACCTGCGACACCTGCCGGACCTGTAAAACCTGTAGGGCCTTCTGCACCTGTCGCCCCAGTATTGGCTGCGCTTCCCATAGGCCCGGTTAGGCCGGTAGGACCTGTAACTCCCATGGGACCTGTAGCACCTCCTGTGCCATTAAACCCCGTAGATCCAGTTGGCCCATAGAGCCCACCATAAGGCAGAGAATTCCATCGAGCAGTCCCATTACCGATTTTAAAGAGCCCTGTATCGGTCTCATAGCCCAGTTCTCCCACGGCCAGAAGAGGGTTCACCGTGGCCCACTCTGCTGCTAACCCGTGACGAAGCTGTAGGACGATATTTGCCCCATTATAGGCGCCAGAAGGCCCTGTATTGCCGGTTATACCAGGTCCACCGGCATTGAAGGCAGGCCCATCAAAATACGAGGTTGTTGGGGTTCCACCATCAAAGATATAATAGCTTATTGGTCCTATAGCACCAGTAACACCTGTATAACCTGTGGGGCCTGTTGCACCTCCTGTCCCATTAAAGCCTGTAGGGCCTGCAACTCCCGTAGGGCCCGTAAATCCCCCACTTCCTGTCGGGCCTGTAGCACCCCCTGTCCCATTAAAGCCTGTAGAGCCAGTTGGTCCATAGAGCCCACCATAGGGCAGAGAATTCCACCGAGCAATCCCATTACCGATTTTAAAGAGCCCTGTATCGGTTTCATAGCCCAGTTCTCCCACAGCCAGAAGAGGGTTCACCGTGGCCCACTCTGCTGCCAAGCCGTGGCGAAGCTGTAGGACGATATTTGCACCGTTATAGGCGCCAGAAGGGCCTGTATTACCAGTTATACCAGGTCCACCGGCATTAAAGGCTGGTCCATCAAAATAAGAGGTTGTTGGGGTTCCACCATCAAAGATATAATAGCTTATTGGTCCTATAGCGCCAGTGACACCTGTATAGCCTGTCGGGCCTGTAGCACCTGTAACTCCCCCACTTCCTGTCGGGCCTGTAGCACCTCCTGTGCCATTAAATCCTGTAGAGCCAGTTGGTCCATAGAGCCCACCATAAGCCAGAGAATTCCATCGAGCAATCCCATTACCGATTTTGAAGAGCCCTGTATCGGTTTCATAGCCCAGTTCTCCGACGGCCAGAAGAGGGTTGACTGTGGCCCACTCTGCTGCTAATCCGTGGCGAAGCTGTAGGACAATATTTGCCCCGTTGTAGGCTCCAGAAGGCCCTGTATTGCCGGTTATTCCAGGTCCACCGGCGTTAAAGGCGGGGCCATCAAAATAAGAGGTTGTTGGGGTTCCACCATCAAAGATGTAATAGCTTATTGGTCCTATAGCGCCAGTAACACCTGTATAGCCTGTCGGGCCTGTAGCACCTGTAACTCCGCCACTTCCTGTCGGGCCTGTAGGGCCTGTGCCTGCAGAGCCAGTTGCCCCCTGAAGCCCGCCATAAGGCAGAGAATTCCATCGAGCAATCCCATTACCGATTTTGAAGAGCCCTGTATCGGTTTCATAGCCCAGTTCTCCGACGGCTAGAAGAGGATTGACTGTGACCCACTCTGCTGCTAAACCATGGCGAAGCTGTAGGACGATGTTTGCCCCATTATAGGCGCCAGAAGGGCCTGTATTGCCAGTTATACCGGGTCCACCGGCATTGAAGGCGGGGCCATCAAAATAGGAGGTTGTTGGGGTTCCACCATCAAAGATATAATAGCTTACTGGTCCTATGGCGCCAGTAACACCTGTATAGCCTGTCGGGCCTGTAGCGCCTGTAACTCCGCCACTTCCTGTCGGGCCTGTAGCGCCTGTGCCTGCAGAGCCAGTTGGCCCCTGAAGCCCACCATAAGGCAGAGAATTCCATCGAACAGTCCCATTACCGATTTTAAAGAGTCCCGTATCGGTTTCATAGCCCAGTTCTCCGACGGCTAGAAGAGGATTGACTGTGGCCCACTCTGCTGCTAAACCATGGCGAAGCTGTAGGACGATGTTTGCACCGTTATAGGCGCCAGAAGGGCCTGTATTACCAGTTATACCAGGTCCACCGGCATTGAAGGCGGGGCCATCAAAATAGGAGGTTGTTGGTGTTCCACCATCAAAGATATAATAGGTTATTGGGCCTATAGCACCAGTAACACCTGTATATCCTGTAGGCCCTGTAGGGCCCGTAGGTCCGCTACTTCCTGTCGGGCCCGTAGACATAGTTTCTATCTATGGTTTGTTTAAAAAAACCCTCAACTAGAACACGAACTACTTAGGCGTCGTTCGCTTGACAAACTCCTTATATCCGTGGGTCTTTTCCACAAAGTAGGAGGATCCCAGTTTCTCGATTGCCAACGTGTGTAACTGTAGCTGCAGTGGCGTCATAGAGTCAATATAGCGTTGGGCCTCCTGCGGCACAGGGTGTGGAGGAAGAGTACTCTGCATAGTCTGATCCCAAGTAAGGGCGGAAACGCCCTCAATTTTGACCTACTCAAATAGAATGGCCTGTGTAGCCTTTGATCTCGATTGGACATTAGGAAACTTTGAGATCTTCTGGTATCTCTCGAATCTGTGGAGCATAGAGGATATTACTACGAAGGATCAGCGGGGAAACATGTCATTTAATCCTTCTCGCTCTTTACGCAACGCTTTAGACCGAGTCAAACACACTTTTTTAACCTATTTACTCAAGGATAAGAGTATTTTGGACGTCATTATCCGTCCCAACATCGATGAACTGCTCGATCCCCTCTTAGAGGCGAAAAAATCCAGGCATTTGAAAACGATGATCATCTATTCCAATACTCGAGTTGCCTATACGGTGCAGCTGGCCGAACAACTTCTTGAACACAAATTCAAAGCTCCTAAACTCTTTGCGCTGAAGGCTGATTGGTGGCATCCGCTTCGAACCGCCGATCGATTCTATCAGGGTAATATCCTTTATACACAAAAGCGGATCGAAACGCTTCAACGGCTCTTTCAAAAGGCACTCAAATCTAAAAAAATGATCCCCGTACACAATATTCTCTTTATTGATGACAAGATCCCCAGGCACACCCTCGTCCAGCAAATCCCCGAGGGACTTCATTATATCGTGCCAACAGCATTTCATCCTCCTCTTTCGGTGGCTCAGAAGGAGTACATTCTCTTTCTTGCTTTTATGGCGCTCCAGGAACACGGGCTTCTTGAGAATGACGAGTACTTGCGCTCTCCCTTTTGTTCCCGACGCATTCATACGTCAGAGACTGAATCTGTTCGTGTGGAGAACTTTATAGAACTGTTTGCCTATGTGAAACGGGGGGTCATGTCACTGGAGGGGACTCCGTGGACATCGGATTCTGCTGCCTTAAAAGCGGGAGTCCGGGCATTTTTACAGCAGGCCAAGCCTTAGAGAAAGTTCTCGCACAATCATGAATAAGAGTCCTCCCCACATGGAATCGGCCACAGCAACCTCCAGGGAATAGTTAGTGAGTGTGGTAAGATTCGTAAAATCATAGACAGCGTAGGTGCAAAGGCCAATGAGCCCTGCCTCTACGGTAGATCTTGCAATCTGTAGAAGATAGGCGAGGGCAAGATAGACTGGAACCGCAGCATACCATCGGGGCTCCATAGGCATTCCGCACTGAATTTTCTTGAACATCGGGGCACTCAAGGACGAGGAGGCCCATAACCAAGGTATATCGACAATGACCAATAAGAGTCCAATAAGAACAAGTTGCCTTACTATACCAAACATATCTACCATCAAGTGCCAAAATATTCGTTCATTACTCGCCGATATGTTTGTTCCCTATAACAAATGGAACCTACGCTTCGCTTAGAGGGATTTTCAGAATCTCTCCGAGGGAAACGATGCTTTTGTGTCTCTACGACTGCGGCGCATAGTCAACTGATGATGCGGGGGCGAATGGCCACCCTGAACACTGAGGTTGCACACAGAGGGCGCAAGGTTCTCGTGTATCAGGGGACCACGGTTCCCAAATGGCTGGCCCAGCTTGGATGGGACGCTCTCTTTCATGCGAGAGATTCCCAGGACATGAAACTGGCTCTTACCTGTATTCAGCATACGGCCAGACCTACACGGGTTGTCTGGGCCGGGGCAGAGCCTCCCGCCACAGTTATGGCCGTTCTTGTCCGTATGGATATCACCCTACTGGGACTTGCAGAACGGGCGCCGACCTCGCCGGAATGGCAGGCCATTTTCTGGCCTTCTGATATTGGACAGGAGGAGGTGGAGCCGATAGTTCAGGCAAAGATGGGCGCAGCAGGGCTGATGGGACTTCGTTCCGTGCTCAAGGAACTACGAGGATCCCAGGTAGGCCTCGTCTGGTCAACTATTGATGAAGGAAAGGGGGGGCGACTCTACTGGTATGATCCAACGGACGGGGCCGAGCAGTCATCATTAGATCTTGTAGAGGCCGCAGCGACCTTGACAGAAGTTGCTGCATTTCTGCGGCGATGATTAGAGTCCCACCAGCAGCACTTTGCCGAGGATCATGAGATCGCCAAGAAAGAAGGAATAACACCATCGGGATCCGAAAGAATCGTAGAATACCGTCATTAGCCAGAGGATAGCTCCAATACCCATTATTCCGTAGCGGAAGAACGCATCCGGAAACCAGAGAAAGGGGAACATGAGAAAGATCAGGAGTAGGGTTCGACAGAGCATTCGGTAATAGGGGTTCATATCAGCATTTTGATCGCCGCACCAGATAAGATACCCTTCCTTATCGAGAGTACTTTCGTCGCAGTAGGCGGCATACAGATAAAACATATTGATAATGGTCACTCCCAGAAATACTTCATAGATTGGCATACGTTTATTATAATAATATACGTAGCCCAGATACGCAGAGAGGAACTGTGCGGCTAGGACGCTCGGGACTCCAAAGCGGGTCCAGTCGACGGAGGATTCTCCCTGGGATTTTCTGTACCAGATCATGGCATCGACGAACTGCATACTTGCAACGGCAATAATGAAGCTGCCTATCCAAATATATTTCGGTTTACCTGTGAACAAGAGTAGTGCGCCAGTAAAATAGCTCAGTACCCCCGAAAATATGGAGTCTCTTATGTTTTTACACATTCCTATTACTTCTTGAACAATTTAAAAGTCCCCTTCTTTGCCTTGTATCCAGCCTTAGTGAGACGCTTCAGCGCCTTCTTCCCCGCTGCGTGCTTCTTCCTGGAGACAATGCGGCCCTTCTTTGTCTTCATCAGATCCTTGCGAGTCAGGCCACCACTGGTATGCTTTGCACTTCCATGCCACACTTGTGCCTTGGTTCCGACAGCGGGCACTTTCTTTCCACCACCAGCCATACCGCCATATCCATTTTTGCGGGTTCCATTGTTAGCACTGGCATTCATAGGAACCGCCTCATCGGCGGGAGCATTTCCACTATTGCTATTCATTATAGTATAAGCGCAGATTTTCTACATGCCGATCCTGGGAATCCGTCCTGCTAGAATCTCGGCCTGCAACCTCTCCATTTGGTTTGTACTATAGACTCCCGCAAAATGCACCAAGAAACAACCCGGAGTCCATAGCGGCTGCCCAGGCAGGCCTCGCAAATACGCATTGAACCGGACATGCTCTCCCGTAATCTCTGTCTTTGCCAGATCCTCTGGAACTGTCTCGAGAAGCCGAATCATCGCTGCATTCTCCCACCAGATATGATACAGGAGGTCTTCCTGCTGTCCAACTCGATGCCACCAGTCTCTAAGCCAAGGCGAACTGCGCATAAGCATATTTCCTGAATTAATATGGCCACACGCATCTATTGTCATCAGAAGGAACTTTTCCGGAGGGAGGAGGGGTACAACCTGATCTTCCAGACGTAGATCCGGGTTAGTTATCAGAACATCTGCATCCGACAGAAAGATGAGTTCCCCGTCGGGGAGCTTCTCCAGAACATCCAAGACAAAGTTGACCTTTGACCACGGAATGGGTCTCTCACGGTCCCAGAACTCCTCGCCTCCCTGTATGTAGGTATATCCGTGCTTAGCCGCATAGGCCCGCTTGGAGTCCAAGCCAGGTGCCAACGCCTTCCGGAAATCTTCACCGATGGCAAGAGTTAGGATATGCATTAGTGTATCTTAGTCGGCAGTCTTTACACCTGCGGAAAGAGTGGGGTCCAATACTCTATCTCTTATTTATAATGACTACGACTATAGTGACGATGTACTTTAACTTAAAATCCCTACCAGATTCCACTACGGAAGTTCGCCCCAAATCCTTTTACCTGGAGAAGGGTGCCGTGGTCCTGGGTCTAGATGCCCCAATGATCATCTATTGCGATGATACCTGTGTGGAAGATATTCGTGCCCTTCGTGGAAGTCGCCCGACAGAGTATATTATCAAGCCCTTTACTGAGTATGATTTCTATACCGATCTGTGTCCGATTGTTACACGGCAGCGAGAGGCCAACTATATTGATAATCGCAATACCCCTTCGTATTGTGTTTTGACCATGTTTAAGATTTATATGATATACAAGTCCTCTCTTACAAACCCTTTTAGGAGCACGCATTTCGCCTGGGTTGATTTTGGCGGGAGTCATATTATGCGGAACCTAGCCCCTGCTGTTTCTGAAATTGTGAAGAATCCTCATCCGAAAGTTGCCATGTGCTACATTCATTACAGAAGCAGAGATGAATTGCGTGATAACTCTGCATTTCATAATGGGGGACTTTGTGGAGTGGCAGCAACGAGCTATACCGTAGAGGCTACCTACGCAACTCGCTTCTATACAGGCTGCATGTCGATCTTCTATGAGCTCTTATCGAAAGGGAAGGGGCATGTAGATGAGCAAGTTATGACCTATTATTATGACCGATATCCGGAACACTGCACCCTCTGTTATGGTGATTATTATTCGATTGTCAGCAACTATGCAGGGGTAAAAGAAGACTATCCTTCGATTAAGCGATTCTTTATTCAGGAAGCCTTGAACAAGGGGCGAAAGGATTTGGCGGCGGCGTGTGCAAGAAAGGTGCTGGCATCTCCTATCGAACTTCCCGAAGATGAACGACGATTTCTTCAGAGTCTCGTCTAAATAGAAGTTGGGCCATAGAAGTAGAATGTCCTCCGATGCAAAACAATGCCCTTGGTGTCAACGCTGGGCGCTGAAAGATACTGCCTGCAACTATATTTTCGCCTGTGGACTTGAGACAGCAGGGGGCTTCGTCGTGGGCGCCGGCTGTGGTCGCTCTTGGTGCTGGGAATGTGGCAAGAAGTTCTGTTCCGTCTATATTGACCCGGCCACGGGACAAAAAGTCCCCACAGCCAAAGAGAATCACGGGAGCTGCTGTGCTAATGCCAAAGAAGAAGGGTTCTCCAAAGAAACCTACTGCTGTGGCGGTCATAATAGTCATTGCGAGAAGCGCTGGGACTAACCCACTCTTTTGTTAAGGGGGCATAAGATACCCTTGTTTGTTCCGTAAAAAAATTGAAGTGGGGTGGCCCCCCACAAGCAGTACAAATGCCATACGTCTATCAAAAGAATGCCGCTGGCGAGTTTGTCTGTACGATTTGTTCCGAGGTCAAGAAGAACCAGAATACCATGCACTACCATATGAAGAAGCACGAGGGGCACCTTCCCTTTAGCTGCACGTTCTGTAAAAAAGAGTTTCTGCACGCTCAGACTCTGGCAGTCCATGTCGCCGCCAAGCACACCAAAGATGATGCAGCGGCACTCAAATGCCCCTGCTGCCCGTACAAGACGTTGACAAAGGCAAACAGGATTCTTCATTATATTCGGAAGCATTGTAGCGAGGAGATTGAACGTCTCGCCATCAAGGAATCTACCTGCCCCACTTGTCAAAAAGTCTGTAATAGTTCGGCGGCTCTTCTCTACCATTTGTCCACCGGCTGTATGCAGCTGCCCGATGAGAAGCAGCAGCAACTCACTCTGATCAGTTGACCCGCCTATAACTCCTTGCTCAAGACAAACGTCTGAGAAATGACAATGAGCTTATAGAGATGAAATCCGAGAGCACCAAAGCTGAGTACAAGCAGCATATCATATGCCGGCCGTTCCGTTCGTTTAGCATAATAACCAATCCATATGAGGAGAGGTGCAACGAGAAACACGTGAATCAGGTTTTTCCATGCCGCCGGAGATCTAGCAATAAGACGGGAGAATCCCATATAAGCGTGATAGATGAGTGAAATAAGGCCAACGCCAAATAGGACGGAATACATCCACTCAGGAGTGGCGGCTCGATTGAACCCTACCCACAAGAGAAAGGGGACAATAACCACCACGTGCAAAAGAACAATCAGAAAGAATAGGTCCATCTCTGTCTCAGCGATGAGAAAGTTTCTTGTCTAGAGTCCGCACGAGACCTGCACTATGTTCGAGAGCCCCTTCAACCCACGCCTGGCGAAGCGAAAACGATTCGCCGCAAATATGGACATTGGGCAGTTCAGGCAGAGGATGATATGCTTCCCGTGAGACCGCTCTCGGATCATACTTACCAGGCAGCCAATAAGTCACTCCGTGCTCCCAGAAGTGCGATTTCACAAACGTGGGGCCAGGAATAGTGGGTTTGATCAGGCGACGCAGCTCATCAACGACTTCCTCGGCCACCTTTCTCTCCCCCACTGCATCGAGTTTTTTCTTCCAATATTCGGCATCTTGGGAATCTGTATAGGAAATCTGTACAGAGCCTATGGCCGGGTTTCCAGGAATCATATACCGAATGGGTTGAGGAGTCACGATACGCCCCACTTCTTCGGTCCAGAGTTTTCCGTCCTCAAGAGGAAATGTCCCATACATGCGAAGCAAGGGTCGCATCTGAACCCGCCCCAACCCTTTCCATCGGCTCATAGGCTTGATACTCTTGAGCACAGCGGCCGGGACGGCCAGAATACAATGCCTGCAGGTGAGAATGACTGGCTCTCCCTCCTTCGAGAGACTCACCGTGACAGGGGCTTTAAGCCCCCCCTGCACCTCTACACAGAGATGCTTCATGAGCGTGGCCCCTCCCTTGGATTCAAACTCCTTGTGCATCGCCTCCACAATAGCTGAGTACCCTTCGGCGCAGATTCCGTAGCGCTCTGTCAGACTCATTTCGTGACGAAATAACTCGAGTGCCATGTCGGCCCGGAGAGTGTCAACCTCGCCTCGATAGGGATAGCGGAGCAAATATTCGTCGGTGACTTTGGGCCCGTGGACCCGGGTCAATAACTCCCGTAGAGTGTGGGTGGCAAGATCTTCTGCGGGAAGGGCGGCCACAGGATGAAAAAACACGGGGAATCCATGTTCAAAGGGTGCATCTTCTGGCTGGGATCCATAGTCCTCAATAAAGCTGGGGTGACCCTTGATAGGAATCCAGGTGAGGCCATATTTGCGGATGAGAGCCCGAACCATTGTATGATTTTCTGAAATGCGTCCTGCGCCGGCCTCCCATTGTAGATCGAGGCCATTAATCTTCTGTTTGAAGGTTGATGTGCGGCCGCCGATCACTCCTTCTTTTTCTACCAAGAGTATGCGTCGGCCTCGTCGTTGCAGCTGTAGAGCAGCATATAGTCCAGCAATACCAGAGCCTATGATGATCACATCATAGGCTTCAGTAGTCATCTTGCTTGAACATCTGATTATTTGGCAGGAGGATTTGCGGCGAGCAGGGCGTGGCCCCCAACCCACTCAATCACCTTCTGAGTATTGTTAGAGCTGAACTTCTCTATAACCTTCTTATTGTGAATGATGAGAAAGGTGGGAATGGAGCGGATTCCACAATAGCCGGCAGTGTAATCATTCTGATCAATATCACACTTCAGCCAGTTGGCACCGGGCACAGCAGCCTGAATAGCGTCCAAGTCCAGTGCACGGCATGCCCCACACCAACCCGCCGTAAAGTAAATCACCGTGAAATGGGGGTAGACAGTTTCGAGCTCGGGCTCCTGCAGACCAATCAGCTGCTCAAACTCAATCTGCGAAATCAGGAGCTTCATTCTACCTTGCTCGACCTTTCCTTTTTGGAGCGGATTAACGCAAGGCACAGACCCGCCAGAGCGGCAATCCCAAGAGAGCCGAGAAACACAGCACTCTCCTCTATATCTTCGCCGCCCCCCTCCAAGACTGGTAGAGAGGGTGGGGTAGAATCGATGGCATTATGAATCACTTCATTTAGCGTAGGAAAGCTGGCACCACCCTTTTGCGTTTTTGGCGGAGGGGCTCCTCCTGTCTGAGCACTGGGCAAAAGATTCATTAAACTGGCAAAGGCGGATGGAGCCGCCATAAAGGTACCGGCAATAAGAGTTCCACCCAGTCCTATCACAGCTCCGAGAAGAGTAATGATCCAGTTGACTGTGGGCTCGATTTCTGCCCGTATATTGCCTGGCATTAACTCAATAAACTGAGTGTAATACAAATAGAGATATGGTAACATGAGACCCAGAGTCAAATAATCAAGATATCCAAAGGTGTATGCAGGCTTTCCATTCACATCTACCGATGGGATCGGGCGCTTATTTTCGTCAAGAATAGGGTTTCCAGATGCATCAAGAGTTGGAGGAACGTATCCGATTGCTGTTTTTGTTAAGGAAGATGTGAAACATTTTGGGTAGGCGGGATCAACAGGTCGCCCAGCTACCTTATTCTGTCGTTGCTCGGCATTCCATGCTACAATCTTTTGATTATTTGAAATACTATTGTTTAGAAAGGGACTCATAAGTAAACTCACAAAGGGAAGCTTGAATCCTTCTTGGCTAAAGTTTGGATTGAAGCTTTGCACAATGTCTAAGACAAACCAGGGATTTGCGTAGTACATGATGGATTTGAAGATAGGGAGCCAAGATTGCCCGGGAGACTGCTTTGCAATAAGTGAGTACGCCCGTTGGCATAGGAAATTAAAGCCGGCTTTGGCTAAGGCCCAGGACATGGATCCTGAGACCAGCAGATTTGCCCCGTTCATTCCCAGGCTGGTAAAGACATTAAATAGAGCTGCATAGAGAATCGTATAGATGTTTCCAACGCTCGGGGCCCACTGGTTTAATAAAGGTTGTAGAATGCCAAAGGGAAAGAGTCCAGTTAAGAGATACTGTTGAGCTGAGAGACCAATAGGGCCGGCAACACTGTTTCGGACGGCCGTTTGCCCACTTGCCGCAGGGTTTGCACGAGTTGATGAAGACGAGGAGGAGGAAAGTGGATTGGTTATTCCACCGGGTAGACTGGATAATCCACTGGTTATACTGGATAATCCACCGGGTAGACTGGATAATCCACTGGGTATACTGGATAATCCACTGGGTATACTGGATAATCCACTGGGTATACTGGATAATCCACTGGGTATACTGGATAATCCACTGGATAAAGAAGAGAACATTACTATTGATACATACGACCTAAATCTTGAACAGAAGCCCCGCAAAGCCATTCACCACACGCAAGACATTGTGATTTTTGGCATAGACCACAAGGTGTGCTTTTCCACGGTTGGGCACATAGGCCGGATTTGCAATTTGCCGAGTTACAGGATTTCCCTTTCCATCAAGGAGAGCTGCGCCATTTGCATCTACAACAGGAATCGTCAACGTCTGTGGCTCATTCGAGTCAGGCCGGAAATTCAGCATCAGATTCATATTATCAATACGGCTTGCATTCAAGGATCCCGAGGGCTGCATGTCCTCTGGCCGGAGTGCAAAACTATACATGTAGATAAAGTTCTTTACATCCGTGCGAGTGTGATACTGATACGGCTGCACAAGGCGGAAATATCCGGCATCTCGAGTATCAAACCGATCATAGCCGTCGAGCTGCAGTGTTCCATCTTGCAACATGTCTCTCGATATGCCAGCCTCGAATGCAGAAGTAGAGCCGAAGTTAAACCATTCGTGAGTGGTCTGCATGACATCTCGTTGAACAACCCAAATAAGTTCCCGAATCGGGTGGTTGAACTCCAGTCGAGCATTTAAGATATTAATACCTTCGGGAATGGAAATATTCGGAGTATACTGCACCTGTTCAATGAGATATTCGTGCGTGTTTGCCACAAAGCGCCTACGCTCTTCCCGATCCAGATAGACATAGTCTCCATAGAGACGGATATCTACAATCTTGGTAGGCAGAGGCTTTACCGTGCTACAGGTCGCACTCTGGTTGCTGTTCGAAATCAGAGAGGCCAGGTCCCGGAATTTAACATTAATACGAACCGGGTGGTACTGCATGGCCAGCAGCGGGAGGTAGACACCTGGATTCTTATTGAACCAGAACTGGAGGGGGACATAGAGTTTCACGGCGCCGTATTTGTAGCCGGCCACGGAACATGAGGGGGAGGGAATGATCACCGGTGGCTGATTTAGGCCGTCAACCTGGCCAATCATATTGTTCAGTGCATCAATCTGGCTCGCCGGAGTCGAGAGAGTGGTCCATAGCTGCATCCACTCTCCGGTCTGCTTATCAATCTCCTGCTCTCCGATTTCCAGAGAAATCTCTTCAATCATGGCGTAGCCTATGGTGTTCACGTACTGTCCGGAAGACCCGTCGCTCATGGTCACATAGGGAAGGACCACCTCCATAATCATCGGGCCAAGAAGATCGCCCCGCCTGGGCACCAGTGCCGTAAGGCGTTTTCCAAAATCAGGGTCACCATCAAAGTAGATTTGCTGGGACTCGATGGCGAAGTTCGTGTATCGGCGGTAGACCATTTTGAACCAGGTGATCTGGGGATTTCCGGTCAAAAAGACATCCTGCTTCCCTTGCGCAACCAGTTGTAATAATCCACCTCCACCTGGCATTCTAGTGTTGTGTGCGACTTATTCAGTAGACGCTATTCTTATCTTACGGTAGTAGCGCAGGGATGAATAGTATTGATGGGATTATCGACAAGGCCATTTATTCTATAAACCCATCGACGGGCCTGAGTTATCCTCAAGGATTTATCCAAGTGGCAGATGGCCTCGGCACTCGAATCTTTACCAGTACGATTACCGGCCGAAGTCTCACGACCAGTACTTTGATCGTGAATGATCTCTATCCTGCACTGACTCTTTCCACAGTGACAGCCTCTCTCCAGATTCGGTATAATAAAACACCTAATGCGATTGACATCGTGGGGACTGGTTCTGCACCTGGTGTCGACCTGAGCTCGAATGATACAAAGGTAAAATCTCTGACGATTCCTTCTGCAACTGGTGCTCCCCAGTATCTCACGATTGCAGGTTCCCAGAACTCCTATCCACCAGTGGGAATGATCACACTCTATGGAGGGGCCACGGGTCCTATTGGATGGCTGCAGTGCAACGGAGCTACTCCTTTGATTGCGACCTATCCAGCACTCGCTGCTGTACTAGGCACCAGATATGGACCTGTCACTGCGACCACCTTTACACTTCCTGGCACAGCACAACTTCCCACGATTCCCGCACCCCCCCTCGGAATCTACATCATTAAATATTAGGGTTATAAGACAGAAGGGCGATGGCGGCAAGTCTACGAACCATCGATACAGACCAGATTACTCTCCGACAAATCAGTGCTCGTTCTGCCACAAATGGCTATATTCCCCGCTCCCATATCCTCATTTCTGACGGTGTGGGGACCGCCTACTGGGACTCGGTGAGCTCTATCACGGTGAACTCCTTTAATACCGCTTCCGATTCTCAGGGATCTACCCTAAGAGCCATAGATATTGGGACCACTCTTCCGTTTAGCACGACGGGAATCCAGGGCCTCTTGAATATCTACGTGAATAATCAAAATAGTACTCTCACCTTTAGCAATGCAGCGCCAAACCTTCTTGTGGCTCAGAATACAGTGCCAGTTGTCTCTCGGCTAGCTGCGCAACAGGTGCCAAATGCGGAAAATATTATCATGTCCTCGTCACAATCCACCTTGAAGTTCATCGGGGTGGGCGATATACAACTCTCTACTGTGACAGATTTGCGGGCCGTGTTTTTCTCGATCAGCACCTTTACGGCCTCGGGCTATGCAGATCTTTCAGGAGAGACCAGAGCTTGGCGCCCCTTTGCCTACAGCACCCTATCCACGAATGCAGGATACGCCAGCTTTGTCAGTAGCATCCCCTGTTCTACCTTTTTCTTGACCAATGAAGATACAGGGGCTGGATGGGGCTGGGATTGGAGTCGGAGCCTGGGGTCCAATATTCCCATGTCCACTGTGGAGGCCTATCCCAACTATGAGTCTGGAGACGTGTATTTTAGCACTGTATCAATGATGATGACCCCCTTTCTAAACTATATTCATCCGAACTCAACCACCAAGGTATTTCTCGAAGTCAATCCCACCTATTTCTTTCAACGGATGTATCTGGGAACAGTTGCACCTCACCACCTTGTCAAGGAGTTTTCCACGTTTCTCCAATATGAATCACCAATCACTGGTCGCCAGATTCTTGGTAAGGCATCTTATGGAGGATTTATGACATCGCAGGAGTCGAATGCGTATGCCTCGAACACCTATACCACGCAGGTGAAACTGGAACTCGACCCGGCTGTTCTCACTAGAAATGCCGCCATCGATGGCCCCTACGGATACTATACCCTGTATCATCGAATCCCTGGGGGCATGGCCAGTCTGATTCCTGATGGATATTGTGGATATCTCATTAATGATCGTAGTGGGTTCAGTAACAATGAAATTGTCAATGTGGATAATCGTAGTGCACTGAATAATAGCGTGTATCTTCATCTGTATAATCAGTCTGGCAATGCGCCACCCATGCCTGGGCCTTAGCTTATAATCTCACTGCACTATAATGAGGACGAGAAAAGCTAGAAACCATGTATTAACTGAAGAGTTTATTCGTAAACAAGTTACGGTGAAAAACTATGATATTTATTTGGACAAAAATGTGTATCAGGGTGAAGACCCCTTTAAACTGCCAGCGGATGATGATTGGGATCCGGCAACTGGTTCATGTTCAATGCATTCTTCCTTTACCATTGAAGTTCTGGGTGGCAAGCTTACTGACGCAATACGCCAATATAAGGGGGTAAAAGAAGTTACAGAAGCAAACATAGAGGATATACTAAAGAAACTGGATTCTGGTTCTATTATCGAATTTGTTCATGTCTATAGAGATAATAAAAAAATGAAAACTCTACCAAGAAATAATGTGTATTACTCACACCATTTTTGTCTGGTGAAAGGCGGTAGTAAATACTTTTTATCCCAGGGATTCCAGCACGCATACAAGCAAAGGTTGAATACCTATACTGGAGAGCAAGTGCGGAAAATGTTACGAGATATTCTGCTCTATTTGTGTGATCCTGATGGCACGAAGAAGTGGAAGGATTTGGACCTGAAATATTATAATAAATATTTCAAGGCAGATCTTACCGTGGGAAAAATGGATTCTTTACCAGTTAAACCAGAGAAAAAGGTACACGGGATTATTTTACAGTATGCGGAGATTAAGCTATAGAAATAAGGCAGCTAGTACCCTCGTCCCCGATCCTGAATGGGTCCAATGACAGGTGCAGGCTTTAGAAGTGGCACCCCCTCTCTCAAGCCGAGTTCTGCTGCCCAGGGCTCCAAGCGCCCATGGACAATCGCAGTAGGACGGTAAGGCCACGGAGACAAGTAGACTGCGTTCGGCCATGGCCCAGCTCTCGCCCATCCAAGATGGGCCTGGCCACGCTCCTTAAAAAACTTCCAAAAGAACTGTTGCCCTGCAGCATTCTCGGCAAAGTTTCCTCGAACTTCAATGTGTGTTCGCTGCTGTGGCGGTGTCGTGGCTACTGGCCACTCGGCCTCTAGTTTCTCCGTAAGCGCAGTATACCAAGCGCAACAGGCATCCACAGACCACAGGGTCGCCTGAAAGGTGAAGCCATAGGCGTCAGTGGCAGACGTCAGACCAAACCAGGAAGGACGGCAGGAGAAGGCAGGCCCCCTCGGCCCCGGCGACGGCATAAGTCGAGTGCTGGCGATGACACCTTTAGAATCCTCCATGATCATCTGCGCTTCCACCAAGGCCCCCAGATCCGGTATGCGGTCAAGCAAAAAGTCCTCCTGGACCGGCAAGACGTAGCGAAACTTACCCGAAAGACTCAGCTGCTGCAAGGCATCAGCCCGACTATCAAGAAATCCCGAGCGCTTCAGAGGAATCAGCGTCACCCCCATCTCCTTCACCTCCTCGCATACCGGATGATCTGGAACCTCTGTCGCCAGAAAAAGATGCTCCATAAACGGGGCATAGCGTTTCACCAGCGTGAAATGTAGGGGCAAAAGATAATAATAGTTCGGCGTCGAATTCACGAGATAGGCGACCTGGTCCATTTCCATAGGTATAGTGAAGAAGCCTAAGGTACTCTTGATAAGTCTTACTAGTTGAATGTTTGCTAGACACCCTATTACCGGAAAAGATATTCGGATTATGAATATGGATACCTCCCTGTGGAGAGACCAGAAAACCCTTCTGTGGCTCGACGCCGTGCCCCAGTCTGTTGATCGCTTGAATCGCTGGGATATTGGTACCACCAGTGTGGCCACAGCCATCATCTTGACTGCAGCAGATCTTTCCCCTGATCTTGTGATTTGCTTGGATGATCTTGAGGTGGTAGCCAAGTGGTGCCTAGAGGGTCATGCCGCCAAGTCCCGCATTGTGGCCATTCGCAAAGATCTCGTAACCCATATGGGTCTGGAGTCCTTCGCCAAACTCGGTCTAGGAAATGTGGTTTGCCTAGAAGAGCTTCATGAGATGTACCCCGCCGTGGGTTCCAGCTGGGACGGCTCAGCAGAGGATGCCAAGATTCTTCTCGCCAGTATTCTCCATTTTGGTGTGACCTTTCCTGCCACCAATCCGGCAGGTCGTCAAGTCTCAGGACTACGTATTGAGACGGCCACGACAGTTCCTCAGCCCCTCTGGTTCGTCACCCAGTACTATAAGGCCCAGACCTCTTCTCGCCGCAGCGAGATTGACGCTTGCTTGCAGGCAAATCTGGCCTGCCCGCTCATTGACCGAGTGATTCTCTTGGATGAGCTCCCCGTGGCCCCCGAGCACCCCAAGATTACGGAGAAGGTTATTGGGAAGCGCCTCACCTATGCAGACGTCATTCGCTGGATTTACACGTCGGCACCCCCAGGAATCCTCATTGCCTTTGCTAATGCTGATATCTTTCTCGATACTCCCTCTTGGCGGACACTGTGGTCCTGCGATATTGAGACAGTGCCAAAGTTTCTGGCCCTCTTGCGATGGGATGTAGGCTCCGTGCAGGATACTGCGAATGCCAAGATCTTTGGCCCGAGAGCCGATTCCCAGGACACCTGGGTGATTTCCTCTAGCGCCGTGAAAGCGGTCACATGGGATTGGGAGGCCCTCGAGTTCCCCTTTGGCCAGGGAGGCTGCGACAATGCCATCACGTTGGAGCTGTTCAAGAAAAAGTTTTTAGTAGCCAATCCAGCCTTGACACTGAAGACCTATCATTTGCACGGAAGTGGGGTGCGCAACTATGATCCCAGAAGGGTCGTGGAAAAGCCCGCCTTTCTCTATATCCAGCCTACCGGTCTTCATGATATGAAGCCCCTTCTGAATCTTCCTGTCGGCAAGAAGATCACCTTTGCTCCGGTACAGCGGCGGATTAAGGGTCCCCTGAGCGCAGCCCAGGCACGCACCTTTTGTAGTATGATGGATCGCTCTACAGAGGGAAAGGTCAAGCTTGATCCTGCAGAGGCGAATCTGTGGACACCTGCTCCCGTGAACTTGTCTGAGCTTTCCTCCGTGTTTTATACTCGAGATGGTCTTGCATATACCTATGATACTCTTCTGGTGGGGCGGGCCAAGGCGGCCACGGAGGCCTGGGCAAGATCCACGGTGAGTTATTTGTCCGCCTCTATTTTTGTGGAGGATGGCATCATTGCTCCTCTCCCCGATGCAGTGGCAAACGATCCAAAGCGCTATGTTCTCGAGTATTTATCAAAGGTGCTCTTGATGAGAAGCATGTTTAAGAAGCCCTGGGGCGAGTTCTGGTGTTCTCGGGATCTTGCCATTTCTGAGACGGTACGGATGTTCCAGTGGCCTAGCAATGAGATTCCTGTGATTTCTCGGGATGAGAATCAGCAAACCTGGTGCAAATCCGCCGTACTATGGCCCTATGAGGATACTCAGTACGTCAGCAAGGAGGAGATAGGGGCTCTCCGCTCTGTGGTTGGATTGGGTGGATGGGTGACGACTGTTGAGCGAAAGGAGTTGGTGATTGTCGTGGACGGAGTGTGGATTACTGATGAGGTGGCTGAGCGGATGGAGCGGCAGCTACAGGGTCGTCTAGCAGTAAAGATGATTTGGGCCTCTCGCACGTCTCTTGATCTGTCCCTTCGCACGCTTCAGGGAGCCTGGGGTATCCTTCTCGGTAAGGGGGCCTTGAGTGCCTGGATCTGGCTTCTCCCACTGGGGGCTTTCGTCTATGAAGTCCAGTCAGAGATGGAGCCCAGTATTGATATTCTTCATACAGCGGCTGCCTCTGAGCTTGAGCATCGCCTCAGCATTGTTCCCAAGGGCGCCCCTACTGAACGAGATCTCACTGCACTCGGCGGAAAGTTGCTAGAGGCTGTCATGGCCGAGCTGGGGGAACCTGCTGTAGCTGAGGCACCCACGCTTCTCATGCCTACGGGTCACAAGGGCTTCTTTGCCCATGCAGGAGATTCCTTTCGGCAGATTGCCCGAGAATGGGGAAGAAGGGGCTATGTTGTCTGTAAGGACTCGCCCGTGCACAATATCTGGCTTGGAGGCGTTGGTGATACCCTCTTGTATGATCGCCCGACACATGAATGGCTGATCAAGTCGCCCAAACAGGAATCCACATGGAAACAGGCACTTTTTGGGAATCCCCGTCCTATGCAGGCCGGTGTAGCATGGGCCTTTTGGCCTCGGCAACCTCTTCTGCTCGAGGAACTCGTGCAAAAGGGTCTACCCCTGAAGGCGTGGGAGGTTCGGGAAAAGCGCCTAGTCTTTTATGGGCGCTCCGAGAACTCGGTGCAACTGGGTCATCGGAAGCGATTTGACTGGTCGATTGTGTGCGATGATTTCGTACACTGCGAGGGGGCTCAACCCTATCCCTATACGCATGCCCAGTATTTGGAGCGCTTGGCCAATAGCAGATTCGGTCTCTGCCTGGCCGGATATGGATTCAAGTGCCACCGAGAGATTGAATGCATGGCTATGGGCTGTGTACCGATTGCGGGCCCCGATGTCGATATGACCAGCTACGCTGAACCTCCAGTGGAAGGTCTTCACTATCTGAGAGCTACGACCCCCGCCGAGGCAGATGATGCAATAAAAATGATTACCCCTGACCGCTGGATGGTGATGTCAGTTGCCTGCAAGGATTGGTGGAAGCGCAACTGCTCCGTTGACGGGCTGTGGCGTCTTACTCAGGAACTTTCTTCACGATGAGGCCAAAGCGGGCGGGGCGTTCAGGATAGCGGTCATCAGGATAGTACCCGATGACCCCTGTCATGCCATATGGAATCCTGGTCATTAGCAACTTGATGATCGTCTGTCTGAAGCTCACCAGACGGAGCAGGTCGTCGCCGATAATATTATACTGATTCTCACAGTCGTAGTGACTGAGTAGGCAGCGAGGATTGAGCATCTCAACTGCCTCGCAGTGGCTCCTCAGAAACTCCTCGAAGCGAGAGATGTGCGGGGTTACAGCTGCAATGACCTTCTCCCCTTGTGCACCGTAGAGAGAATGCCGTGTAAGAAGAGTCTTGGGATTTATCTTAGTCCAGTGCTCCTGTAGAGTGGGTTCAGTCTTTGGCCAGCCCTCGTAGCGCTGCTTTTGCCGCTGCTCAAAGTTGTGCTGGTGCTCCTTCACGTAGGAGTAATAGGGGTGATTCAGATCGGGAGAGGTCCATACCATTTCAGGAGGAAGCTCATCCCGCCTTGAGAGATCCATCACCTCTTGGCACCAGTGACGCATGGGGCGAATCTGAGGAGGAAGGATGGGGGCGTAGATCTCCAGAATAGAATACATGTCCTCGTAGGGCATAATGAGAGAACTGACTCCCTCAATATTTCTCGTGGAACCCTGGGCCATCAAGAGAGAGGTATAGTCAGTCAGAGGAAGCCTGGGCGTGTTTCCATTGTAGTCGGAGTCAATGTGCATAAAGCAGTTGTCATAGACATAGTGGAACAGGGCCATCTGAGTCTCATTCTCCATATCAATCACGCAAATTGTCTGATCAGGCCTGAGGTCGTTAATGTTTTCCTGCAAGTCCTCCTGCCATCCGGCGCAGAAGTAGACGTCATAGTTCGGGAGCCTCTTTACATCTGTCATACCATTATGCTTGCAGTCGCCTGCCCAAAGCATAAGGCGCAGCCCCTTGGCATCAGAAGGGGTATACTGCTGCTTCAGATCATGCAGATGGCCAATCATGGTGTTAGTGAAGAAGATGACTGGCATGGTAGTACTTTACTCGTGTCACTGCAGCCGATTCAATTTTTACTGGGTCAAAAAATTGAAGGTACTACACCCCATAGGGCAATCTTACGCTATGGGAATCCGTGTTCCGGACGTTCTTACTCTGATTTCTTCGTTAAGTCCGTCAGCAACGCTGACTCCGACTCCAACGATTACCTCGAGCATGCTTAGTGCCACGCCTACATATTCAGTTACGGGACTCTCTCTCCTAGGAAACTCGCTAACTGTACCAGGTCTAGTGATTATCGGCTTCCTCATGTGTGTCCTAATGTGCTCGTGTGTGCTGGCCATGTATATGCTCTGTTTGAACTGTTTCCAGTTTGGCCACTATGGTGAACGATAGCGCATCACACCTCTTGATCTGAATCGGGAAAGGCGACAATACTTCCTCCCTTCAGACGACCAAGATATTTAAACTTGAGATCGTAGACCTTGTCCTTTTGACCAAGATAGACGCTGCGCCCCTCAATCTCATGCTTTCGAACCCTGATTTCTCGAATAGTCTCTACAGGGACTTGTATAGGATCGGATATGATGGCAACAGGAGGGCCCGCCGGCTCTTCTTGAGCTGCAGCCCCTTTTTTAGATTGCCGCTTCTTTACAGCTGTTGGAACAGGTGTTACTGCAGGCCCTGCAACGGGTGCCTCAACCTTCTTTGTCTTTCGACCCCCAGCAGGCATTGCCTGGGGCTCGACCTGCGTCACTCCTTCATATGCCATGGCCGCCGCCTTTTTTGCTTTTACCATTGCCTCCTCACTAAGAGTATATCCTGATGCTATCTTTAGATTGTACCACGCCCCTCCGTACAATCGGCTCCAAAAGGGAATAGGCTCCGTGACTCTCCCCATAAGATACGAGGGCAGCATGCCCTGAATGGTGGTTCCAGTGATTTGCTTCACCTTCTCGAGAGTTCGCTTCTCCTTGGCAAAACACGTATCACAGAGATCCCCATTCCGTGTGACCGTGTCGCACCGAATGGGAAGATGAAAGAGACCGCCCTCCTGAAACTCCAGCATATGGACACCCTTTGGCGTGTCCTTGACTAATCGCCCCAGGCACTGCAGTGACGGCATGATAGATGCATATGTCCACGCCGCTGAAATAAATTTTACACGCCTGTCCCCCCATGCTCCTGTACGTCATGATGCATAATACTCGTTATCCTTACGAGTCGAGGCACTCTATTTCCCGCAGCTTCTTCTTTGTGGGTGTCTTCCTCTTTACCAGTGCACCACTAAACTACTTTGTTCTGCAGAATAATGAGTACACGATGATTCTCATCGCCTACTCCTTCTTCTGCTTTCTGGGGAGTGGATGCGCCCATCTCTGCTGCCCAGTCGAAGAGGATCAGGAGGATCAGGAGGATCAGGAGGATCAGGAGTAGGTACTAACATGTTTGCCCGGTCGATACACAGGTCCGTCCGACATGACCGCTTTTTTATTGCCACGAGCCCACCAGCGTCGGGCATAGTCCCATTCGAACTTTACTGGCCATAGCCGAGGATCCTGTGAAAACTCCCCCAGCCAGAGATAGTCCTTTACTCTGTTTATACTCGGTAGGAGGGAGTACAGAGGCCAACCCTTCAGCATGGCAGCATCCAAGTCATAAGCACTTCGTTTCACCAGCTCTCCAGTCTCAGGCGCTGCATCAATCCTACAGATGCGCTCCTCACAGTGCTGCCGGTCTTGATCTACATCCAGCCAGTTCACGGTCCCCTCATTATAGGTAAACTGCAGTTGCGTGATATCCGAGCCCTCCATAGCAGCAAAGGCGTCATCCAAAAACGTCGCTCGTGTCTCCCAGGCCTCCTCCCAGTGAATCCAGAACTCGCTCCCCGCTATCAGACTCAGACAGAGATTCATACTGTAGGCCTGACCCTTCTGCCATGCCTCTTTTTGAATACACTCCATCCACGGATATCTATCCTGTACCCGCCTCACCCAATCCTGGGTCGGATTCGGAGAATATTCATTAATGATGACCCAGCGCCCAATCCGAGAGAGAGTCTGTGGCGTATGATACCGCCCAAGAGAGTCCATGGCGGCACAGAATCTGTCCCAGCGATCCCCTGTCTTAAAGTCGAAAAAAGTCGTGCATGTAAAGATGCATTTCCGCATAGGCAGGAGATAGAGTATGTGATAGACAAGAGCTGCTATAGCAAAACTTACTATTACATATTGAAATTTCATACCGCTAATAAAGCGCTAGAGTTCTTGCCGATGGATCTGTGGCAGCGACCCACCGAGGCATCCAGTAGTAGGGAACATTCACATGCAGTGAACTCGAGCCAAAGACGTCGACATAACACTTCTGATAGTACGCTTGCTCGGCAGTCTTGATCCCAGGATAAGTCTCCTGCCAGCCCACCCCTAGGGCAGCCTCCGCCAACTCCTTGGCCGACTCATACCACCCCTTCTCACCGCTCACACCGTCGGAGAAGGCCTCCTTTCGGCGCCAAAGAACCCTATTAGGGAGTATGCCGTCATCAAATGCCATTCGCATAATATACTTCTCGCAGAGCCCGCCAGTCACAGGGCGACGATATGTGGTGGGAATCCCCAGCGCCGTGGCAACAAACTCCTTGTCCAGATAGGGCACCCGGGCCTCTAGACCATGGGCGGCTACACACCGATCCGAACGAAGTACATCAAATAGATGAATATCGCCGAGGAGCCTCCTGCACTCATCCTCATAGGCAGCATCGGAAGGAGCATGATAGAAATAGAGATAGGATCCCCAGACCTCATCCGACCCGTCCCCAGTAAAGATCACCTTGCAGTTCGAACTCTCCCGAATCTTCTTGCCCAGCAGCCAGTTCGGAACTGATGCCCGCACCGTAGTGGTGTCATAGGACTCGATTGATCGGATCACCTCGGGAACAGCTGCAAAAAGCTCCTCTGCCGTAACAATCACCTCCGTATGCTCAGAACCAATATGCTCGGCGACCATACGAGCATGACGCAGATCTGGGGACCCCTCCATTCCAATACTAAAGGTCTTGAGCTTCGTATTCTTCCTTAGAGTCCGGGCAACCAGCGCCGCCACGAGACTACTATCGAGCCCCCCACTGAGAAGACAGGCCACCTCTCTATCCGAGTTAACCCTCTTCTCTACAGCCGCTATCAAGGCGCCCCCCACAGCTTCTACGGCATGATCAAAATCCTTGTAATAGGGCTGCTTGACCACGGGGATCCGATGATAGGGCTGAGGAGGATTTGCCTGAGAGAGACCACCATTCATCTGAATCACCTGATAATGACCAGGGGGGAAGGCCTCTACATCCTTGTCAAAGGGCAGAAGAGCCTTTATCTCGGAAGCGTAGACCTCATCCTTTACCCTGTAGAGGGGACGAACTCCGTATGGATCCCGAGCGACGACAACTTGCTGACGCCCCACATCAACAATAACGAGGGCAAACACACCATCGAGGCTGCTAAAGAGTGTCTCTAGACTAATCCCGTTGCGGCAAAAGGCCTCGTAGAGACCGCCAATCACCTCGCAATCGGATCCTGTCGTCATAGGAAGCCCATGCTGAATGGACAGATCTGTCCAGTTATAGATCTCCCCATTACAGATCCAGATTCTGTCCTCCTGTGTCATGGGTTGCATACCGGCGTCAGTAATCCCATTAATCGCCAGGCGAGTAAACCCGAGTGTCCCGTAGCCGTGAATCGGCATTGTATTATACCCCTCTGGTCCTCGAGCTAACAGAGCATTCATGCTGTCGCCGATAAGTGCTGCTTTACTCCCCACAGCCCCTGACCTATAAAAAAAGATTCCACACATTCTCTATAGATAATATATGCGTTATCTTTAGGACATGGACCAGAGCGACATTTTACGCAAGAAGCAGGCGCAAACTATATACACCTACTACCGTCAGACTGTCTTATCCCAGCAGCCCAACTGTAACTATTCCACCTGCAGTTCCATTACAAACTGCATCGTGAACTATCCCAGCTACGAAGAGCGTCAACAGGTGAATATCGGCTCCCAGGAGTGCAACTCCTGCTCACAGAAGGGTTGCGGCTGCAAATAGGATTCTCCAGTACTCTCGTAGAAGAAGAGGATGGAAGGGAGCTGGACTCGGAGGAAGAGTGAGCTCATTTAGATCGTCTAGATCATCTATTGGTAATAGATGAAGAGACGGATGCTGCTCTAGGAGCACCTGTATATGGGCATTATTCTGAACAATGGCCCACACCCCCTTTGTTAAGCACTCCCAGACTCGGTGCGTATCAACACCATTTCCTCGTGGACATAACAGGGCCCTACAGGACGTGAGGAACTCGAGATACTCTTCTTTGTCAAGTTTCGGGGCCCGATACAGCGGCTTTCCCTCTGCCTCCTGCAGCCAGGTGAATCGATCAGGATGCGTGATCTCCCAGTGCCCCATACAGATTCCTATTGGGCGATCCTCTCGTCGAGAAATCGTAATCGGAGGATCCGTGTCTAAGGACCCGCCTCGCCAAATCCGATTCGGTAGCCCGATAGGTACACAGCGAATCCGAGGATGCAATATGATAGAATTTTCCGCCCAGACACATACTGCGGGATGGCTTTCCAAGAACTGGGTGATCAGTTTATACTCAACGGGATAATCGCTATTATGGAAGATGATGAGACGAAGATTTGGCCAGCTCTTTGAAAAGACAGAGTGCAGTGTCGATTTATCGTAGACGGGATAGATAAACAGACTCTTGGTCTCGAACACTTCGGGATTCCACTCCTCATCAGTTAAAAGCTGCCTTTCCGGAGGGCAGGCGAAACTCGCACACACATATTCCTCTGTAAGCTTCTCCCGGTTCATGACAGTGTACTCACATAAACTCTGGAGAAACTCACCCGTCATAGCAAGAATAGGCTCTGTAGGAATGGCTAGACGCTGCACATCATAGTCACCCTTTTTCCAAAGCTCCTCAGTATACTCAATCACAGGGGAAAGATATTCAAAGAGAAGGAGATAGTTCTCTTCTGCCGGAGTGGTGGGTCGAGGACAGCGAATCCGGAGTCTGTCCCCTGGCCTCACTCTTGCCAAGAGGGGGACAGGGTCGGTATAAACGCAGAGGTCAATGATGTGGTCAGTCATTCGCTGAAGAACCTAAACCGATATACAGATATTCCTTTAGCATGTCAACGGAGAAACCAAAGGCGGATCGCCTCAAGGAGACGCTTCGCCTGTTGACGGGACTGAAGGCAAATGGGCTCTCCGAAGGGGACCCTGGCTATAAGGAAATCAAGGATATGCTAACCCATTGGGTCGAGGTTGGCGAGGCAGTAGAATTCAAGATTGATCTCTTCCGACAGAATCGTATTGCCCATGTTTCGCTGCCAAAGACCTCCGACAAGGCGGCCACCATTGCCCTGAAGGTCATCAAGGAGAATGATCTGGACTAGGCGCCACCGCTTATGGCCTAGTCTCTTCTCCTTCTTCAGAATGGCCTCCACTCGTGCTGGCCTGAAAACAGAAGGGGCCCTATACGAGGCAGTTAGCCGGGGGAACAAGGACACCTATTTTTTTGATGATGACCCGGAAAAGGCGATCAACCCGTTTGAGAATCGGCATATCCGGATCCCTCCGAACATTCAGGAACTTCGGCGCATTCCTCCTCTCAACGGGGCAGAGTTTGGCCGGAGCTGCGAGTTCGAGTTCGAGACGGCAGGAGATGTCTTTCTTCGCCCCACCATCCTCATTGATCTCCCTACATGGTATCCGCCGACCCAGGCCAACCTCAACCCATCTCTTCTGTATACGGAGTTGGGCAGCACGAACACCTACGGCTATACGAACGGAATCGGATATTTCCTGTTTTCCAACATTAAGATTTATCAGGACAAGCTCCTTCTGCAAGAATACACTGGGGACAGTCTGTTCGCCTTAAGAGCTGCCCGAGGAACCTTGAACTCTGCCTATATGGAGAATAGCCTGGCCGGATGGCATCACGGGACCGCCGCTTCGATTGCGGCGAATGCCACTCCCTCCCGGATTCGTCTCGAGCTCCCCTTTCTCGGCGCTCGTAGCGGATTCCCCAGTATTGCCATGCGCAAACAGAGCTTTAAAGTTCGCCTGGAGTTGCGGCCTCTTGAACGGCTGGTGGAGTCGTCCGATCCTACGGCCACCGTGGGGCCGACGCCCTGGGGAGGAAGTTTTGTCAAACTCCTTCTTATCGGCCGCACTCTATCTGTCCAGCTCTCAAAAGAGCAGTTTGGGCCTGGCCAACCTTCACTTACTCTTACCATAGCATCTGGTGGCACGATTTCTGTGAACACTCCGGTCACGGTGATCAATACTCTGGATTCCACCAACTCCTTTACGACCACTGTGGTCTCCTATAATACGGCTACAGGCTTGCTGACCTTATCTGCAGAAGCTACGGCGATCCGGGGGACCTTTCCCACAACGGCTGTAGTATATAGTGTTATGGCCATCACAGAGCAGTTCAGGGCGCTGCAGCGAACCGAGATTGCCTCCCCTGTTCTGCAACTAGAGACACGGCATAGCTATGTTGACGGCGAGACGCAGCTTGCTCTGCGCTCAGCCACCCTCGAAATCCCCTTCTTGCGCCCCTATGAAAATAACTTTGTGATCAGCCCTGCTGAGTATGAGCCCATTAAGAAGGGTGCCGTAGCAACTATTACTCGCCGAGTTGATGGTCAGCATCCGGCATCCCGAATCCTCTGGTACTCGAGGGCCCAGAATGATCTACGAACAAATCGGCGCTGGAAGTTCTCTGCAGATGTTTCCGGGAACGAGTATTATACCAGTCAATCTCTCATTATTGCTGGTCGGGATCGGGAGACGAGTTTTTCTCCCTATGTCTGGAATCTCTTGGAGCATCATGCCAAGGAGGATCGGGACCCTGGGTATGGGATTGGGGAAATGTCGTGGGATCTCGGAGATCTGCGGGGGCGTATTACACCTTGGGACCGCCAGCCAGAAGGGACGATAAACTTTACCACGGCAGATCGCCCTACCATCTACACGTCATTGAGCCCCGTGCCGAATGATACGATTCTGGGGGGACCATCTACGGAGCTCACAGTGGTAGTAGATGCCTGGGCTCTCTATTCCATCGAAAACGATAGAGGGTATCTCAAGTATGGAAACTAGGAGCCGTCTAAACAGAAAAACCCGATACCCTTAAAAGAGTATGAGTAGTATAAGCTTTACAGATGCTGAGTACCAGGCCGCAGCGGCCCAGTATATAGCTTCTAATAACTATCCCTCGTGGTGGGGATCCAAGATTCAAGGACTCAATACGGCCGGACCTGCAGGATCGATTCCTCCTCCCAACTTTGCCGATAGGCAATACCAGCAGGCGGCCAATACTGCTACGCAGGGGCAAGTCAACTATTTGGCCAATCTGCCCACTTCGGGGTCAAGATCACCCGGATCGGCCAAGTGGACAGTACAGGCGAACTCCCAGGGCCAAGTCTACTATCTTGACAGCAACTCCGGGCAGATTGTTCCCGTTCCCAACTGGCTGAAGGCGGGGAATGTCTATAGCAATACAGCTACGGGGGCGCAGACGAACACCCCGCCACCCTTTCCGGGAGCCGGGAGCGGCCCCCCTCCGATTCAACCTGCCGTGCCTAGCCTAGGAGATGTGAGCAACTATCTGAGAAATCTCCTGAATGGATCCGGATCTAGTTCAAAACTCTCGTATGCCCAGCTTGCAGCGATAGCTGCCGGATCTGCGAATGCCCAGTATTTGGCCAATATTCGCCCGTACCGTATAGGCAGTGGGGGGAGCCTTATTAATCCGCTTGACCGGTATTTTCTTCCCGGATCCCAAAGCCCCCAAGGCTCGACATACTATGGCTCTGCCCCTGCCCCACCTACTATAACCTATCCGTCGACGTCCGACTTTGGCTCTGGTTCTGCACCCGGATCGTACAGAATATCCACGGACTATATGTTTCGTGGACTCGGATCTGTAAACACTCCGACGACTACGGATGAGACAAAGGGTGTCACAAAAAGCACAGATATTGATGCGATTACTTACAGTGCTTCGATCAATGATGAACTGAAGGCGAGCGGCCCTATTACTACGTTACTGGATCTGGTGGATCGGGACCAGCAGGAAAACGATCTGTTTCCTTTGCGGACAGATATTACCTGGTTTACTCGGGACATTAATCGCACGGTTATTCCCTTTACTCCGGTTCTGCAAGAGATTGCGCTTCGAGGCCCAGGAGCCTTTGGCCAGCGCTTTATCTTTGATTTGGGCTCGATTGTCGTTGGAGATCTGCTTCTGGGTACGGCGCTTCAAATCCAACTGGATCACTGGTTCGATACCCAGACGATAAACATGTACGAGGCCGAAAAAGTTGGGTATAATGCGGATCAGCGTCCAACCGCCTGGGAGTATGCCAACTCGCTGGGAACGAGTATCATCCAGGCTGCAGAACTGGAGATCGACGGTAAGACGATCGAAACCATTGACGGCGATTTTATCAATCTCTATACCACTCTATTTTCCAACTATAATGCCCAGGTAGGGATTGCCTACGACCATTTAGGGCATGTCTCTGTCAAGCGCTTAACAGATACCGATCGCCGCCCAAATCTCTATCCGGTCGAGCACGGATATTTGAACTGCATTCTTCCCTTTTTTTTCATGCGTTCTCGACTCAATGAAGCTCTCCCGATGATTGCCATTCGAGAGGGACATGTGAAAATCTACATTACTTTGCGGCCCTTTTCCGACTGTGTCCGGCAAATGCGGGGCTATAGAGACACCTGTACCTCTGTTCCTCCTACCAGCGCCATTAGCTTGACCCCTACAACGTCGACATGGACCTATAGTACTGCTAGTACAACAGGCGCCTGGGATGCGACCCCCAACTATAGTTTTACGATTACTCTGCTTAATAAAGAGGGTATAGCAACATCATATAACTGGAACTTTACCGCTAGAACACAGAAGGGAAACTGGGTGACACCTCCGCCTCCGCAATCTTTTTCCATAGCAAGTTCCTATACATGGACATATTCCACGAACAGTTGGTCTCCTGCGCCTCCTACGATCAACATTGCCTATCCGTATGGGACTGATTGGTACTATTGGGATTATGCCCCACCCGGGCCAGGGGCATGGCGAAGCACTGGGCTGTTCAAGGGCGCCCCTGCCTTTGATCTCACCTATGGCAGCTCGACCTGGCTATCCAAGGTGGGAGACTGGAGTAATGCCGTGCAGCCCTTCAAGGCAGTTCAACTTCTGGCCTACGGGGCGATTGTCGATGGAGGATTTCGCAAGAAAATGTTGCGGGACCCTTTTGAAATTATGCACCGGCAGGTACAGACCTTTAGCTTCGATGAGCCACTTAAGTATTCTGTCGGAAAGAACTCGACTACGGACACGGTCCGCATTCAACTTCCTTTAGAGGCGAATCATCCGATTGAGGAGATTCTGTGGTTTGTTCGGCGCAAGGGGGTCTCGACGAACAATGAGTGGACCAACTATAGCAGCGTGATTGAACAGGAGTATATTGCTGGGGCAAAGCCTACTCCCCTATTATACAATGCCATCATTCAGCTGAATGGCACAGTCTTATGCGATGCAGAAGAGCAGTTTTATCGTGAACAGGCGGCCTATCTCCACCGAGGGGGGTATGCAGCCTTTTCCAAGTTTATCTATGGATATTCGTTTGCGGCGACTCCTGGGCAGCATCAACCGAGCGGATCCATGAATGCGAGTCGGCTCAACTCTCTACGTCTGGTTCTCGATGTGAAGCAACCCGGCACGGATTCCTGGGAAGTCAAGGTGTTTTGTATCGGCATGAACTGGCTCCGCTTTGAGAATGGTCTGGCCAATCCAATGTTCGAGGACTAACAAAATTGACTGCAGCCCTTCCATCCCTTGTAAGTACATCATGATCGAGCCAGATACCTACGAGGAAGACTCTGAGCAATATCTGCCGATGCTGGGTAGTAGCGCTGGCCTTATTATGTGCATCATCTTCTCGGCAGTCATACTTACTTTGATGTATGTCACAGAGACCAAGATTTATCCTCAGCACCCCTTTAGCCAAGAAGACTATTTGTGATTCCTGCGAGTCATCTCACGTTTTTTACGTTGGCGAAAGATGCGGTCAAACTTGTTTGTTGAGTATCCGTACTGAAACAGCATGCTGGCCGCAGGAATCTTCACTTTCGTATGAAGTTCCGGGTCAGTGATGCCTGCCCAGGGTCGAGGGTAAAAATAGCGCATGGGATAGATCTTGATATCGGGAAAGTCATTCTTCATCGCTGTATAGGCCTTGGTAATGTAGAGGGGGCCGACCTGTTTCCAGGCTTCTCCTTCCGTGGACTGGACCATCCCCTCTAAGAGAGCCCGGATAAAGGGATGACCTGGCTCTGAGCCCATAATACCATTGGCGATAAGACGCCGGAATTTAATGTGTAACTTTCGTGTGCGAGCAGCAGATAGATTCTCCCAGGCGAAAAAGACCCCCTTTCGATTCTTCTCGAGAAAGTCGTGAAACTTCTCCGGTTTCATGATGACCGTGTCGGCATCAATATAGACACCTCCGAAGGTGTACAGAATGAGAAGGCGGAGAATGTCGGCTCGCCCTGCAAGTTCTCCCGAAAAGGATGTATACACTTTCTTGAGCCCGGGAAACTCGTCCATCTTAAGCTCTTTGACAGAACTATTGGTCCATAGTTTGTATTTATAGGCGTATTCGGCGGCAAAGGTCTTGACGGTGTTAATCCATTCGGTGGGCGGCGGATCATCTCCAATCCATATTTGATGGATCGTGTCCATTCTATTGGGTCGTCAGAAAGGTATGAGCCCCCCAACCTAAGGTTTCCCTCTAACCTCTAAAAAGAGATGGTGGCCGCACTCTTACGAGTGGTCTACGGCGGCATGCAGGATTCGAAAATCATTTGCCAAAAGGGCAAGCCCAATATTGCCTTTTTTGTCAAGGCCTTTGTGCGGGCAGGGCGCTTCACCACCCAGATGGTTCGCCTGGATTTTGATATTCTTCCTACCCTGGGGACCACGGCGACCATCACGCTGCCAAATAAGGGCCAACTCCTCTCTCGCCTCTATCTGGTCACCACCATGCCGGATATTGCCTCGACGCAGCAGGCCGCCATGCAGTGGTGTAAAGACAATGGGGAGACCTTTGCCGGACCCACCTTTGGCTGGACGAACTCGCTCGGACACGCTCTTCTGCAGCAGGCCACGATTGAAATAGGGGGTACTCGTGTCGAGCAGATTGACGGGCAGCTCTTAGAGGTGATGGACGAGTTCTACACGCCTCTGGAAAAGGTCTCTCTCATGGATAAGATTCTGCCGAGAGATTCGAGCCAGTTTCACCCGGGTCTGTTTGGCCGAGATACAGTGGTCCGGGCCACCACCCCTCTTCCCTTTTGGTTCAGCTGTGGAGATGCGGGGACCTTTCTTCCGATTGATGCGCTGCAGTCCGATTCTGTGAGGCTTCGCTTGAGTTTTGCCACAGCGAATACTCTCTTTGTGAGTACGGCACAGCACTCTATTGATGCACTAACAGGGACGCCGGCAGGGGCGGAGGCCTATTTTCCTATGGCAGGTTCCCGCTTTTATTATAATGATCCGAATGGAAAGGAAATCTTGGGGCTGGGAGGATATCCCTATGTAGGGACGAAGGCTACCCCTATTCCGGGGATCGCCATGCCCACGGCACAGCAGCTGCAGGTTCTGGGTGACACCTATTTGATGGCCGAATACATATATTTAGACAGGGCGGAGGCGAACAGATTTCGTCTTGCTGATATCCAGGTTCCCATCTTACAGCACTATTCCTTTGAACCTATCGATAGCGTGGGGGGCCGCTCCGTGAACTGTTATCTCAAGATTCCTAATCCGACGAGAAACCTCTTTTTCTATGCGCAGCGCTATGAGGCACGGACCTTTAATGCTCCATTCTTGGCCACGAGAGATTTATCGGGAACGGCCACCCCTATTGCTCCCTGGTGGCCGAACGCCTCGCAGATTGGAACTCGAGTGTATTCTGAACTCACTCCTGGCTTTGTGTATCGCAACTCGGAGCCTCTTTCAGAGATCGAACTCGTCTATGAGGGCTCTCTGTACCGTTATGCCACGGGATCGCCTTCAGTCTTTCGGAGCCTGATTCCGGGCATGGAGATGCGCAAATCGCCCTGGGTAAATCGCTACATGTACAATATTCCTTTTGCCTTTCAATCGGGTCTCTTGGCGCCGAGTCAACACTGTGGCGAGGCGAATCTCGATAAAATCGTGAATATTAATCTGCGGCTAGGTCTCCAGCCCTATGCAGGAACGGGGATCTATCCTCGCTACATCATTTATATTTGGGCAGAGACCTACAATATTTTCAGGGTCTACGGTGGGCGTGGTGGCATGATGTTTGCGTATTAATATAGCCTGTGGAGCGCCGCATCAAACATGGGCCGAACCACTGACCCCCGTAGATGGACATAATCCATAAAAATATGGGGTTTAGGAGTGACCTCATCTAGCATCAGCATGTCAAAAATAGAGCAAAAGAGGAAGCCGTGGATTCTTGCTTTCCGTTCTAAGAGCCGATTAAACTCTCTCGTAATCTTATTTCGAGATTGATACAGGCCATGTGCTGGGCTATCTGGTACAGTAGAGGGGGCGCAGGTGGAGGCTGGCTGTACCGCCATCACGAGCACCTTATATCCACGCTGCTTGAGATCTAAGAGACAGAGTATATATCGGTCAATCACTTCTTCCACGCATTCGTCAAGTGGTTTAGACGCCTTTTCTGCATTGAGCCCGATATGTACACGGCAATCGATTTCTCCAAGAAGAAGACATATCGTATCCTTTCGAAACTCACTTGTTTCGAGGAAATTTACAACTCTCCCATAATACCGTGGATTCCAGAAGAAGTTATAGGCGGTGCAGGGGCCAAGGCGCTGGCAATGATAGATAAAGTCTTCTGATTCAAATCTTTGTAGATCTTCATTAATAACCCTATCTTCTCCAGAAAAGGCCGAGACATGGGAATTTCCAAAGATAATGATTCTAGGCTTTTCTTCCATCTTTAAGGTAGCACTATTCTGTGTTTACTGTGAAAACGCATAAAATAGTATAACACAGTAGAATGGGCGATGCAAATGTGTGTCAAATCTGCCTGGATGATATGAGCCTATTAAATGCACGACCAACAGATACTCTATGTAGTGGTCCCGGATGGCAGCATAAATTTCACTTAGGGTGCGTGAATGCCTGGATAAGAGAGAAGATGCGCCAAGGGGAGACAGAACTCAGATGTCCTACCTGTCGGCGGGTGATTCCTCCGCAGACTCTGTATGGCCTGCCCTTGGAGCAGTGGCCAGATATTATGTTCAGAGTGAATGGGGTAAATGTGCTCGTCGTCGTCTTGACTGGTGAGATTCTATCGATGCTTTCCGTCATGCAGAATACATTGGCTGTTATGCGTGAGGGTGGAGCAGGAGGATTGGGGGATTCACAGCTAGCTCAACTGAATGTTCTTAATACAGCACGAAATTCAGCAGCGGCCCTTGCGCGTCTCTCTAGTCTCTATGTATTGATTTCACTTCTGTTTACCATGTACGTAGGATTTCGTACTCAAACCAGTAGGATCCGAATGAGGGGAGGTGGATCCACCATCTGTATGAGCATTGATGGTAAAGAGGAGTGTGCTGAGATTCCTGATGATATGGTCGATCTTATCACAAGTATTATAATGCGCATCAAGGAGGGCCTTCCAGAACTAGAGAAGAGTCTGAAGAAACGGAATACGGTGGTCAGTAGACGGGGAAATCTTAGGAATACGGGGCGAAGGAATACGGGGCGAAGGAATACGGGGCGAAGGAATACCGTGGGAAGTACACGGAGGATAGTGGCCTAGTAAAAATTAAAGGCTCAGCCCTTCCCAAACACAGTACGAATATGTCTGCCGAGCATGAGTTTAACCGTATGACACCCACAAAGGGCAAGCATTACTATGCAGTGCTAGCAACTCGTAGCTACTGGGATCGTAATAAGGAGACCCCTTGGGGTGGCAAGGGCTATCACCGCTACTTTGCACCGGCCACACACAAGCGCTACATGGGCGAATACATTGACAGCGGATCGGAAGGATCTGGGGACGGAAAGACCTACTGGGAGATCTATCTGAAGGAAGGCACACTCTACGAGCTGCAGTATGATTACCATGGCATGACCTGTTTAGAGGAAACAGAGCCACTTGAATCTGATTCCGGTGGCCCCGTTCCGATTGATGCTAACATCAGGCAATCGACTAATGTTAGCATCACATCGTACATAAAGTCCTAACTGTATCTACATGAAATGGCCCATCAACCAAATCCCTATTTAGTCTTCACCAGCCTACTTTTTATTGTTCCCATGACTACCAGTGCATATTATCGGCAGTGGGAGGTCTATTCCAGTACGGTATTAATGGGCTTTGTTTCGTCGATTTACCATGCGACGAAGCATCCCACGTTGTTATTGGTGGACAAAGCCGCCTGTTATTATTTAACGGCGGTGAATGTCTATTTTTCTGTATCACATGAGAGGATTATTGTACCGCTGTGTGGCTGCCTCTATTGCAGCATTGTCTTTTACTATGGATATTTGACGAATCAGTTCGTGTATTATCCGGATAAATCCAAGGCGCTTCCGTGGCACATGTCCATGCATCTAGTGGTGGTACTGGCCGTTGTCTATGGCTCTGTGAGCATCGGGGAAGGGATGCTACCACCAACTCCAGCTACTTGATTTATCCAGTTGCCCCACGGCCCTATGCAGCTCTTCTTCTTCAATCATTTTCATATGTTTTTGCACAATCTTATATTCTTCTCCCGCCTTTTTAATGAAATCTCCCAGCTCCCTCCGATGCGCTTCCAGATTGGCATAATCCCGACGACGGGATGCTGCCATAACTGCCGCCGCATCCAGCACCTTTAAATCCCCCGTTGGCACCTTTTTCCGCAGTTTATCGAGGCTAGATGCCTTTTTTGATCGTTTTCTGGTCTGTTTTGCAGGAGCCATACTACTTAGCAGGCATAAAATTGTTAGGAATGTCGTGCTAGTGTATAGTACACCTATGACATCCGTACTTATCGTCGAATCCCCTGCCAAGTGTGCCAAGATTCAGGGCTTTCTGGGCCCTGGTTGGAAGGTCATTGCCACAATGGGGCATATCCGAGCGCTTGATGATACTCTGGATGCAGTGGGTCTTGACCGGGATTTCGAGCCAAAGTACCAGTTTCTGAAGGAGAAGGCGAAGGCTATTAATCAGATTAAGGATGCCACCAAGGGGGCCAAGGTCTATTTGGCATCAGATGATGACCGGGAAGGCGAGGCCATTTCGTACTCTGTGGCCGTCCTCTTGAAGCTGGATCCGGCCACCACGCCTCGAGCCGTCTTTCGAGAAATCACCAAGGACGCAGTGCAGAATGCTGTGAAGAATCCCCGACTTCTTGATATGAATCGGGTGTGGGCGCAACAGGCCCGGGCCGTGCTGGACATGATGGTGGGGTTTACCATCTCCCCTCTCTTGTGGAAGTATGTGGGTTCGGGGCTCTCGGCTGGACGCTGCCAAACACCTGCCTTGCGCATCCTCACGGACAAGGAGGAGGCCATTCGGAACTTTAGTTCCACCACAACCTGGAAGGTTCGGGGCCACTGGACTACGGGTAGCATCTCGTTTGAGGCCATCATGACAGAGGAACTTGAGGATAGAGAGTCCGCTGAAAACTATTTGGACAATCTGCGAGAGGAAACTCTTGGAACGGTCAAGGAGTCTACCACTATCCCTACTACGGAGTCGCCGCCCAAGCCGCTCATCACCAGTACCTTGCAGCAAGAGGCATCCGCCAGCCTGGGAATCCAGCCAGCGAATACCATGAAGATTGCGCAGCGGCTGTATGAGGCGGGACACATTAGCTATATGCGCACGGACTCCGAGGTGCTGTGTGAAGAGGCAAAGGCGGCGGCAAGAGCCTGGGTCATCGAAGCCTTTGGCCAGGAGTATCTAGCGGCAGCCACCGTCCCAAAGAAGAAAACCGTGGCACAGGCCACCCGGACGGCCTCGACAAATCCGGCTCCCCAGGAGGCGCATGAGTCTCGGAAGAAAACTTCCTCCACAAATCCGCCTCCCCAGGAGGCGCATGAAGCGATTCGCCCAACCGATTTTGAGACCCGGATCTTGCCCGAAGATGAGGATTGGTCTGCAACGGATCGAAAGATCTATACCCTGATTTGGAACAGGGCGATGCAGAGTGTTATGGCGGCGGCAAAGGGGGAGAAGCATACCATCCAGTTCGTGGCCAATGCGGATCCTGTAGAGTTTGTCTGGGCTGCAACGTGGAAGCGGGAGCTCTTTGCGGGCTGGAAGAAGATTGGTGCGGCTGCAACGAATCTGGACGAGGAGGAGCAGGAAGCTGCTGCCGCCGGCGAAGCGGTCTGGGCCGCCGCAACGGATCTAGAGGCCGGTGATACCATTGACTGGTCTAGTCTGGAGGCAGCTCCCCATGATCCAAGGCCGCCGGCAAGGCTGACAGAAGCAACTCTGGTGAGAGAACTGGAGAGAAAGGGCATTGGCCGGCCATCAACGTTTGCCTCGCTGGTTGCAACGCTGCACACCAAGAACTATGTAGAGAAGCGGGATACTCCCGCCAGAGATGTTGAGGTTCTGCGACTCTCTATGGCGCCTGGGCAGCCGGTGGTAGAGTCCAAGGAGAAGAAGAAGGTGGGGGGCGAGAAGAATAAGCTGGCTCCTACTGCCTTGGGAGCTTCTGCCTTGGAGTTCTGTGTGAAGGAGTTCGAGCAGCTCTTTGCCTATGAATTCACCAAGACCATGGAAAGCCGTTTGGATAGCATTGCCAGCGGCTCGGAGCCGTGGAAGAATCTGTGTAGGGACATCTGGGGCAGCTACAATAGCAAGTATACTGCTCTGAAGGAGGGGAAGTCTACCGTGGCTGCTGCCCCATCTCGTGAGCGGCTCTTTGCGGGAGGGATCAAGGCCGTGCAAAGTAAGAAGGGGCCGCTACTGCTGAAGGAGGGTCCACAAAAGGGGGAGGCGGTATTCTACGGCTGGCCAGAAGGCAAGAGTTTCCAGGCGATTACTGAGCAGGATGTGGCGGCCTTTGTGGCAATCAAACAGAGTGGAGGGGCAACGCTGGGGACGTTTGAGGGGGAGGCCATGGTGAAGAAATCTGGGCCGTTTGGGTTCTATGTCCAGTGTGGAACGACAAATGTTCCATGGACCCCTGATGATACGGAGGAGACACTTCAGCAAAAGTTCGTGGCAAAGAAGCAGGTGGTCAGCCACAAGATTGGCCCCTTTGAAATCCGCACAGGACAGTATGGCATGTATATGTTCAAGCCCGAGCTCACGGGAAAGTCAAGAAAGTTCGTGTCAATCCCTACAGGCATTGATCCCAAGACATTGACGCAAGAGGCTGCTGTTAAAATGTACCAGGCGGATATTCAAGGAAAGGCGAGAGGAAAGGCCTTCCAGAAAAAAAGGGAACCTACTGTAGGATGAACCGCGGTAAAACCCGCAAACGAGGAAGAACCCTATATGACCTTCCCACCTATGTTATAAATATGAAGGAGAGACCCGATCGCTGGGCCCGTTTCAAGAGTCATGATGCCATTTTTTCCTTTCGGAACCTCAAGCGGTTTCCTGCGGTGAACGGCAAGCGCCTGAACTATAAGCAGGATCGTCGGATTTCCATAAAGACTCGCATGAACATCTCCCGCAACTATCGGAGAAGTCATTATGAGATTGCAACTCTGGGGGCCATCGGATCATCTATCAGCCATATTTCCGTGTGGAAGAAATTCGTCGCCAGTGGTGCGCCAATGTGTCTCGTTCTTGAAGATGACGTGATTCTTTCGGAGGTCCAGATTCACAATGTTTCGCAGATTCTGTCCAATCTTCCTTCAGACTGCGGAATCTGGATCTTGGGATGTTATCTTCCGAATCTCATTATCCAGCCAGAGGGTAAGTCAAAGTGGTCGCATGTGCACAAATTCACGGCGGCCCATGCGTATATCTTGACGAGAGATGCGGCAAAAAAACTGCTCGAGGAGCCTTATCCGATTGAGATGCATATCGAATACTATATGGTTGCGGGTTCGATGCTCAAGGGATTCAAGGTTATGCACCACGAAGACGTGCATTTTGAATTTTTCCGAAAACAGGCGGGGCCAAGAACATCAGATTCCAATACATCTCAGCATAAGAAGTCTGGATGTCCTTCGTGTGACTATCCGGATGATTATAAACAACTTTATAGGGGTATGACACGCAAGACGAAGAACGGGATCAAGATTGCGGGAACTATTCAAGGCGAGCAGCCAAACAAGATTCTCACCTTAACCGAAGGGGCCAATAGGAATAATTCTGTGCATCCGTAATAGGATGAGCGTTGCGCAGGGACAAGCTGGAGATGATACAACAATAACGGACTGGAGTACAGGCTTGGAAGAGGTCTTGAGAAAAGAGGGCGAAGAAGGAGCTGCGATGTTTTACATGCATAATCGTGCGTCCGTAGTGGCCACACGAATGAACGATATGATTAATATTCCCAGTATTATTTTACAGACAGTTACTGGATTCTTATCGGCAACGGGAGGGCTGGTTCCTTCCTTAGCTCTTGGAGCAGTGTCTGTGTTTACTGGTGTCTTATCCACACTCCTCTCTTATTATAAATTCTCTGCACAGGCGGAAGCCCATCGCATGTCTGCGCAACTCTATCTCAAGATTTACAAGAAGATTGAGATTGAGCTGAGCCTTCCTATTGAGCAGAGAATGGCGCCGATCAAGCTATTAGAAGAAGTGAGGGAAAAGCTGGCCCGTGTAGGAGAAGTTGCCCCTGATATCCCTCAGAGTGTGTTAAATGAATACAAGACAAAGTTTCATGATGGAGAGGCGAAAAAACCTATTATTGCCAATGGGATTGACAAGATTGTTGTGTATCACGCACCAGAAAAGGTTGCGGCTGCCCCGTCAATGATTCGGATTGTCACGAGTCTTCCAGGCTCTGTAGGGGGTCGCTAGACGGCGGTGCAGATTCGCTCTCCGAAGCGGAGCACCAGCCTAGGTGCAGCAGCTCGATAGACTAGTCTACAGAATTTATCTACTGTTTCCCCGACGATGACCACCCGCTGCAGGACATGGGGCAACACAAAGCTCAAGGGCACAATATTTTTCATCTTAGACAGCTTCAGGGTAGTGCCGCTGTCAAGGACCCGTACGTTCAATTTTATACACTACCAGGCAGAGGAGGCTCGCTTTCCTCGTTAACAAAGATAACTTCTGTCGGCCTTGATCGCACGCTGGAGACAGCGCACATCCACGCACCTACAGGGTTCTTCATAGGCGTTGCATCCTTTGTTGCAAACTCCACGATACACTTTTGATGCTTCATCACATCATCTGTAGGGTGATCATTGCATACGGGGCAGGCCAGAAGGAACTCGACGAGCCAGTCGTTTCGCTTGGCAACAATCTCAGCGTCCAGCCATTCGGCATAGGGCTTCTCCTTCTTGAGCGACGAGGCGAACTGCTTCGACTCACCGATTGTCTTGAATGGAGTATTATTCTCTTTCATTAGCGCATCAATGCGCTTAGTAAAGAGAATCCAGGGATTTGGTTTGCGCTCCTTATTGGCCGCTACAGTCTTTTTGAGTCCCTTCATACGCTCTTCAAGCGCCTGCAGTGTTTGCAGGATGCTTTGAATATCATCTGTTAAGGAGGTCATACCAGAAAAAAAATAGGGACTAACATCAATTTTTGGATTGGGGCGGAGCCTAGTATCCAGATATGATCCATAGGGTAGCTTTGACAGGAAGAATGACTCCTCTGCTCTTCAAGCTATCGAGTGCATTATTAATCTTATCCATGCTTGGAGCATTCTCCATGTGGCGATGAATCATGCGTGCAGTGGAGCCAGTGGAAGCATTCATCTGGATATACTGCTCAATCTGCATCTCTAGTTCCGTCAATGGCTCCTTATTATCGGGAAACAAGATCTCAAAGAGAAGGCACAAGAAGGTCCCGAGAAAGAGGCCAATCAGAATGGGTGCCCAGAAGTGCTCCATGAAGACTGCAGCGGCTCGCAGAAATGCCAGATTGAGCTCAATATAAAGCTCGATAATCTTCGCAATCAAGCTCCTGTAGTTCATCCTATAGAGATCTGCAGGGACGGCCAGCACGACAGAATAGGGAAGACTAGTATTCATAAGGAGAAGTACGTATCCCTGGGACACCTTCGAGCTCAATTTTCACTCCGGTACTAAGCCGTGTTGAATCAAGAACTGTCGTGTATAGGCCTCGCCCTCCCTACTGTAGCGTCGCACACCGCTAGGAAGAGTAAACTCGGCAAAGGCCTTCTTCACCTGTTCAATATGTGCTCGGTAATCGGGATAGAGCCCCTCCATTTGGGTCATGGCCTCCTTGTTAATACGCTCGGTGGTACAAGGATGTAGGGCAGATCCGTAGGGAGTATCAAACCAGCGGATAGGATGCTGGTACAAGTAGATCAGGCTGCTAACCATATGATTTAGATAGACCTTCTTCTGTTCGAGAAACTTGCGCCCAGCGAGAACAAGGTTCTCGACATAAATGTGACGAAGGACCTTCCTTACCTCTATCAAGCTACCGGTGACTCCATGACTCTGAGCCTTAAGGAGAAAGGCCTCTTGATCATCCTGTGTCATCTCTGGTGCAGATTCAAGGCAGAGGCTATCGATGAGAGAGTGGGGGGCCTGAATGATTTCATAGGCCTTTAATGCAGCAGCCTCTTTAGTCGCCAGCACCCAGTGAGTCCAGTTCTTCAGAATCTCTCTGTACTCTCCGAGATAGGCTACCCAGTCAGATCCTGTTTTGCCGTGATATTCCTTGATGGTATTACCGATAGGATCCGAGAACAATGTAAGTTCGATTGACTCTCTCAGATAGTATCTCGCTCCTTCTACACGATCCAATGCGGCTCGACAGTCTTCATAGTAGAGGCGTTCAGATGTCCAGGAAAAGTCCTCGAACTCCTCCTGCTTCGTTACCTCTTTCTCCTGGCGAAAGGCATCCCAGCCACCGATATAGATCCTTGGCAGTGACATGTAATGAAAAATATCGGAATAGGCTTGCCCAATTTTCACTGGCGGGCATCTCTCCACATCAGACCATTGTCCCCCATAGTTTCGGGCTGGGAGACAGGCACCATCCGAGTGGCGACAACCACCTTTCGCTTAACGGAGCCATCGGTGTTAACAAATCCCTTCTTGTAGTCCTCCTTCATGGCGAGGAGCCTTAGTGACTCGTCAATCTCCGATTGCTTCACCTGATGCCGGCTCTTTAGCATGGAACAGAAGTGTGAAAGAATGGGGCTTTTGTGCTCATCTGGTACCATCTGCACGGCCCCATCGATCAGATCAAAGAGTTCTGAGAGACGAAGGCTGATGCTACGGAGGGTTGTCATCTTTACGGTAGTACATAAAAAATGTGGGTGGGGGAAACTAATTTTACTCCATGTAGTTGAGGATTTCTCCAATGTGCCGAATCTCTGCCAGAAGCTTCACGGCACGGTTATGTTCGGCAGTGAAGATTTTGCCTCGTGGATCATACTGGTCACAGGTCTTCAGCTTCTCTTCATACTTTGCGATACGCTTCTTGAGAATAGTGCTGTTGCGGCGAAGAGTCTTTCGCATGAGCAGGACATCCCTATTGGGATTTGCCTGGACCATGGCAGTGTACTCGAGGAGAATGGACGCCTCTTGACGTATGGGGGTCAAAGCCGGTGCGGGGCGGGAGCAGTGAGATCCCATTAGTGCTTGAGGATGCCAATCACTTTTGGGCTCACTGGTTTCAATTTTTCAGTAGTACCTTCCTGCAGCAGAGACAGAAAGATGCCCTTTCGTGTTTTGGAAAGAATCCAGCTGCGTTCAGGCAGATCTTTTAAGAAGAATCTACGTCCAGACAGTTGTTTTAAGATGACTGGTTGCCCCTCAATGGGATAGAGACGGCTCGAGGCCTTCGAGCAACCCAGATAGCAGGGTTCGATCCTAGAACTCCCTATTGTGAGTCCACAGCCGAGGCAGCGTCCTTCTGTATCACGCAGCTCATCGTCCCGTTTCATCTGCAGCCACACAGGGGCACCTTCTGCATCCGAGCTTTGAATGCGGATACTTTGGGCCGGGATCTCGGCACTCTCACTGCGAAACAGATAGAGGCCATCCTTCGTAAGCGCCTTGATGGCATACACCTCTTGCTCTTCAAAGAATCTCTGGGTGTCCTGCTGCACCTGCGCAGCCAGACGCTCAGCGGATGCGTTTTCTGAGACTGTCTTGATTGATAGCATGGTGGGTACCACTAAAAATAGGTGAGTGTTATTTAATTTTAGCGAAAGCGTTCTCTGAGTCTTACAGGGGGCCTCGGTGCCACAGGGGCCACAGGCGCCGCATACTTCATCGAGCGCCCATAGATACAGGGGAGGAAGGTCATCATAAAGAGATGATAATAGAAGCCCATACTGGCAAGTCACGCCCTTTACAGCTCAATTTCCCTGCAGCGGTAGAGGATCTTGACCCTAGGACGGCCGGTCACCCCAGGAATCTGCGTGAGGGAGTCATAGCGCTCCAGCTTGCCGCACTGTTCTAGGGTGCCCTGGACCGCAATCTTCTTGGCCACGTGGTCGTAGCACATCTTCTGCCAGCCATTGGGGGTCAACACCTCCATG